AGGTGTTATTATGTTATCTAGTATATCTGTAAAACTAAACTCATTTACTATAACTGTTTCAGGCGCGTCTGCTTCAGAATGGTTATAAGTAAAATTAAATACACCAGTAGCGCCGCCTGTTTCTTCTCCAACAGCTAAATTTAAATCTGATACAAGACCAGCTGTAGATGTTTCATAATATATATCTAATCTTGAAACTGTAGGTTTAGTTTCTAAAACATTTAAGTTTTCAAATTTTAAATAATCTGTATTACCATTGTTTTGATACTCTAAATTAACAATACCAAATTGATCTGCTGTTGTTTGTGAAGTAACAAATTCTGCTATAAAAGGATTTGATTCAGATCTAAAAAAAGCGTAATAAGGACTTTTAGGACTAGTAATTGGTATTATATCTCCACTGTTGTTTTTAAGTTGTAACACGTCGAAAGCGTCAAACAAATCTTCAATTTGATTTACAGTAAAAGATTTTCTTCCTGGAAAATATTGTTCGTTACCTATATTACTAAAAGCTCTATCTGTATTTACAACTCTACCAAAAAGCTGAACTGAACTTCTAAATTGCTTGTCTTGAGCTCCAACTTCTGTTAAATCTCTAGGTACTTTATTTATATTGTCATTTAACAATGTTATAAACGTAGCGTTTGGATCTGAAAGAGGAACAGTAGGATTTGTAGTAGTGCTATAGTATGGACTTCCTTTTATAGCACCTCCCGTGTATACGTTATAATAATCTTGCTCTACTTGCTTTACTACTATTTTGTAGCTATACCAACCAGTTGGATTATATGGTATAGTAATATCAGTTATTGTTAAGGTTCCTTGAAGGCCTGTTTGTCCTCCACTAGCTACAACATTTACTAAATCTCCTATTTTGTAGCCATCACCAGGAGCTACAATAGTTGCACTATTTATAAAACCTCCTGTTTGAGTTATTGCAACTGTAAGACCAGAACCACTACCAATTACATTAGTCGTGGAATAAGTGTCATTTTGATAGCTATTGCCAAGAGCGGTTATACTTAAGGCTTTTGCTTTGCCAGAAGAAATGTTATTATTATACAACCCAGGCGTAAAAGTATTTTCATTTTTAGTACTACTAATTACTTGATTGAATAATACTTTTAAAGAATCACCAGCAAAATCTATAGAATCATCAATTGTTCTATATGGTAAATAAACTGTATCTGCGCCAAATCCGCCTACTCTATCATCTATGTTGTTTGATAATATAGTAGTAGATTGTCTGCCATATCTATCAGCGAGCACAATACCTACCTGGTAGTTTCTATTTTCTTTTAAAGAATGGTTTGGATATTCAACTCTCGATAAAGCTGGAAAAGCCTGAGTGTTGTTTGTTTCATATTTTTCACTAGCAGAAACTTGATAATCTAAAAGCAATGGTGCTGTATGTTTATTTTGAAAATTTGCATAAACAACACGGTTAGATATAATTTCTTGTCCTAAAGCTTTAACTGGAACTTTATCATACACCCTTGTGATTTCATCTGAAGGTAATGTTTTATATGGTTTTTGAGATAAATAAATATATTCATAAAAAGGATAATCATCTATATCGCCTTGTGTTAATTGTTTTTCAATAGAACTATATGGTATAGTTTCTACAACTTGCATAGCTAAAGCATCAGATTCTTTGTATATAATATCTATTTCTGATATATGAAAATTAGTTTCTAATTCGCTTATTTTTGATGGTAGTGGAATTTGTAAATCAATTTTGTTTACTTTGTTTTCCATAAATTCAACCACAGTAGAAAAAAAAGTTTGTTTTTCATCACCTTCTAAAAAATAACCATCTTGCTTAGGTATAAAACAAGGTTGTGTAAATGGAGCTATAAGAGAATATTCACCATCTGTAAATTTAAATCTATAACTAAATCTTACGAATTTATCTTCTAAAAATTGTGGATCACCTGGAAAAGTGTCTTGCGGATATGCGTAAGGATTAGATGTAGAACCATCAGGTAAATTAACGCTAAAAGCATCGTACATAGATGTTTCTAATCCATTAAATTTTAAAGCTGTATCATCTGCAAGTGTTACTTCCCTATTTAATGTTATAGTATTTCCATTTACATTTGTAACATAAGCAAATATATCTTTATCACCTGTAGCTAACAATATACCTAAACCTTCATCTATTGTTCCAACAACATTATCAACTACAATTGTTTTAGAATTAGTAACAGCTCCGTTAACATCTGCTGTAGCAACTTCAGCACCTGAAGTATTAGTATTATAACCACTTGTTTTAAAAACATTTACAGCTTGATAAGGATAATACTTTGCAACAGATATATTATCTTCTGTTGTGTAATATGTAGGTGTAATTAAATTATTAGGGTTGGCTAAATTAACATTTATTTTTCTAGGTTGATTTCTATTATCAGTAAAAAATAAAAATTCTTCTAATATATTAACGCCTATTATAGGGCGGTTAGTTGAAAAATTAAGAAAAGCACCTTCTACTAATTTAACTCTTTCATTACTTAAAGTATTATATGAGTATATAAAATTATCAGCAGAAGCACTATAGGATTGAGTGTTACCGTTGTATAGGTCTGTATAGTTTGTAAAAAACAAATAAACTGTATTATTAGATTCGTCAGCAAAATAACCTATACATTCAAGATCTGTAACTCCGGAGTCATCAGCAAAATCACCGTTTACAACTTCTGAGTTACCTAAAATGTTTTCCAAAGCACCTACGTCATCACCTTCTGATTTGCTAACTTGTATATTTACAGCATCTCGATATTCACCCTGTGGTATAAGTCTAGCATCAAGGTCTTTGTTCATCTTAGATTTGATGAACGCATTTTTTACTTCAGCCATTTAATTTTAGTGTTTTATCCATTTAGATTTACCTCTAGTAACCTGAACAAATTCGTTTAGTTTTATATTAGATAATCTTATCTTAGCATTTCTAAGCTTAGCACTGCGCTCACGTTTTAAACGATTTACAATATACTCTGGTTGATTTATTCTCGATGCAATAATAGCATGCGATATATGCGCGTACAAAGCTTCTTCAGCCATTTTAGGAACACGCGTGTCTAGATCAATAGCAAGACCATCAGATATATACTCAAATACAATAACTTTATCTACAAGATCATTTGAAAAAGACATTTTATTTTCACGCTCGTTTATAAACCAATAGCCATTAACATTAGCATATTGAGGTTCAAGACCGTACAGCTCACCATAGCCTAAGTTAGGAAAATCATAATTATAATAAAACGACGCTAGTATCGTATCGTCTATAAGATCACTAGATAATCTATTTTTTAAATCATTATTTTTCCAACGATCTTCTGTTATAGAGTTTGAAGCTTGTATGTCGTTGTTGTTAGAGTCTTGTGTAGGTACGCCTTTAGCATCCTGCACAGGTAAAGTATATGGAGACGTAGTTATATTGTTAGCTGGCATTATAATGTGCATAGCGCCAGATTCATCTATTCTATAAACACTTGTATAATTTACATAATCTTGTGGAAGCGGTATACTTAAACTTGTAGGTACGGTAAGTTCTTGAGACTTAATGCTTTTAAGCGTGTCATAACTAAATTCTTGAAGCCCGCGTTTAGCGTGAAATATTACATCTGTACGTTTTGCGCTAGGTATAAGTTTACCATCACCTACGTAAGCTACAATAAAGTTATTAATTACATCGTTAAGACTTATATAAGCATAGTTGCCATAATTTTTTTCTACAGTTGTGCCATATGCTTTTTCATTTTCAGACCCATAATTACCACCATCTAATTTATTAAGCTGTACAACTATATACTTACCATCAGCTGGTGCTACAGAATATGTAATAACGCTATTGCTCACAGTAAATCCGCTAGTAACTTCTGACCAAGTACCAGGCGTTCCTGTGTTGCTTTCATATAGCTTAAAGTTATTTAAACTAGTGTTATTAGCATCGTATATTAAAGCGGTGTTAAAAGTAGTTGTAAACGAAGTATTCGTGCCGTTACCTCGAAAGCCTTGCGCGCCTTCGTAATACTGCCTGTTGTTTTCTGTAAGTAGCGCCATCTATTAACTTTTTTGATTAATTTCGTTTTGTTGTATTTCACTAGCAGCGGCTTGAACTATTTGTGGATCTCTTATAATTATACCAGAGTATTGAAGTATTCTAAGTACAACTTCAATTTGTTCAGAAGGTAACAATTCAAAGTTTTGAGAATTAACTTCATCATATACATATTGACCTAAATTTCCTTGAGTAAAAGTCCAGTTTACATTTAAAGGTTTTCTAATAAAAGAAGCCTTAACATCAGACTGTATACTAGTAGGTCTTACGTATAATCTACCTGCTTCATATAAATATGTAGGAAAATTAGTTGTAGCTTTTGTTAGTTTTGATTTTTCAATATTGTAAAAGTTAAACCTTTGAAGTCTTTGAAGTTCAACTGGATCTGTATTGTTAGGCTCATAAGTAACAGCGCCTAACCTATAAAAAGAAAATTGATTTGTCCCCGGATTGTCGTTATAAACAACAGTGTTTTGAGTTATATCGTCTGTAGTAGGAAGACTGAAATAACTACTTGTATAACTACAATCACCAATAGCTTTAAATGTAGCTATTTTTTCATCGATATTCATTTGCCTATCAGCATAATCAATATCCGCTTGCGGCACACGTAGCTGTTGATTTAAGTCATCAAAGTATTGTTCAAATATATCTAATTGAACTTGTGTGGCTGTTTTGTTAAACTCATCAGGTGTTATATAACCTCTTTGTTCTTTATTGAGTATTAGCAAAACGGTTTGATATACTTGATTTACGTTTATTGCCATTTATATTTTTGTTTAAATAAAAAGGCGGCCTAAACCGCCTTATATTATTGTTACATATTATTGAAGTTTTTTCTCAATAGACTTGAAAACTTCTACACCTTCATCTGTTTTTAAGAAAGCAGCAAAGGCTGAATATGGGTTTTCATCGAAAGGAACTTCCATTAACTTTCTACCATTACTTCCCCATTTAAAGTAACGTTGATCATCTGATAATTTAACGATGTTTAACTCAGCTGCTCTTACAGCAAAGTTTCTAAGTTGAACATTTTCATCGTTTGCAAGATCTAAAAATAACTTTGGATTTGATTTAGCAAATAGCATCAAATCTCTTTTTAATTCTTTAGAACTCATGTTAGATACTTTAGAGCCAAGCTCAGTTCTTAATACAGCTTCAGCGTGATCTACATCCATTTGCTTAGCTGCATTTAAAGCATCTATTTGTAAGTTTAATGTATCAAGCTCGTCTTCTGCTATTTCTACTTTATCAAATTCATTATACACTTTATTTTTTAAAGGGTGATATAAAGATAAAAGTTTTTGAAGTGCTTGATTTGATTTGTCTACAACTAATGTACCATCTTTAAAAATAATATGACCCATTGTAGCTTCACCTTTCTGCTCATCTACAAACGGCGTGGGTTGGTTAGTTGCATATCTTAATTCACGTTGTTTATTTTGCTCTATATCAAAATATAATAGTGAATGTTTACGCGTGTGTTTTGAGGGTATTGTAAATGTTAATGGTGATTTATTGTTTCTAAGAACATATACCCTATCTTTTATTTCCCAGGTATTAACTGGAGCTTGTTTTGTTTTTGTCATGATATAATAAAATTAAATAAATAATAAAGGTAAATGTTACCCCTGACGTTGTATCAGGGGTAAGCATTACCTGTTTGATTACACTCCTTTGAATAATACAAAGTTGTTAGCACCTTGTACACATAGACATCTTTCAGATAGGAAGTTTACTTCCATAGCGTCAAGATCACTAGTGAACGCACCACCAACAGAACCAGTCAACCATTGCTTCATACGACGATCATCAGTTTGTGATGCTCTATATCGTACGTGCAAGAATGGACGACGGATGTTAGTACCAAGGATTTGATCGTATACAGTTGAAGTACCAGCTGGGATTAATACACCTTCGATTGAGTTAACACCATCGATAGCTCCACGAGTAGAAGCATCGTTTAAGTATTTCCAATCTGTTTTGTAGAAATCATAAGAACCTCTGCGGAATCCTGAGAAACCTAAGTTCAATGCCATTTCTTCAGAGTTTTCGAATAATCCATAACCAGTACCACCTTGTGCACCGCTAGAAGTAGCCGCTAGCATATCGTCAAAATCAAGAGATGTTTGACGTTGCAAGAACAACATGTTTTCTTCAATAGCACCTTGAGTATCTAAGTTCTTAAGGATTTCATCGAAAGCATCAAGTCCAGCAGCTGCAGTAAACCCAGTGTTTACGTTACCACGAGATTCAATAGCAGCGAATAAACCTTCAGTACCTGGAAAGCTTTCAGAAATTACAGAAGTTGCAGCTTTCTTTTCACCTTCAACAACTGACATTTCTAAATAATCTTCAAAACGTAAACGAGTTTCAGACTCAGCTTTTAAGTACCATAAGTAACCAGAAGTACCGTCTTCAGTAGCAACTTCTACCCAACCAATTTGCGCGGTGTCAGAACCAGAAACAACATATTTGCTTCGGATAATAACAGGCGTATTAGAGAATTGAGTGAAAGAAGGCTGAACACTAATGTAACCAGTTTGAGCACCAGGAGTACCAGTAGCGTTAGGAAGAGTAGATCCTTTTTGATAAGAAGAACCGTAAACAAATACCTTAGCACCTGTTTGAGAATCTGTAAATCCTAAGTCATCAAGACCAGCAGCAGTAAAAGGCTCAGCAGTGATAGCACCTGAAGAATTGTTAGATGCAGTTACTAAACATTTTGCTTCGTTACCGTTAGCGTCAAGAATTACTATTGTGTCATTTACAGAAATAACGTTTTCTTTAAAAGTATCACCAGAACCACCTGGGTTAATATCAATAGTGTTAGCAGAAGCGTCAACAACAGTTACGCTATTATAAGCGATGTGTAAACGGTTTTGCTCAGACCAGATAACCTGATCAGATGTCATAGGCATTTCAGCGCCTACCATACGTAAGAAGCCTGATAGCGTTCTGTTTCCATAACGCTCTACTTCTTGTTCATAAATTTCCGGCAAATATTGCGCGGCGAAAGTTCCACCACCAGTAGAAGCGTCGAACGTCAAAAAGTTGTCCGCTAAAATTTCTTGTCTTTGTGATGGAGTAATTGATCCAAATTGTGGAGATAAAGCCATTTTAAATAGTTTTATTAGTTAAATTTTTTAGTTTTGATTTTTAATTTTGAAGAATCAAGCCCGCTAATAGTTTTAACTTTTAAGCCACCAATAAATACATCACCTGAAGTAGTTTTTCTAGGTTCAGTTGAAATATTTTTTGACTTAACCATAACATCTTTAACAGCATCAGCTTTGCCTTGCTCATAAAAGTGTTGCGCTATTGTATCAGCGTTTCTAGCAGCATATAATGCTTTGTGATAGCCTTGCATATCTGATATTTCACCTTTGTCATTTAAGAACGTCTTAATGAAGTTAGTTATATCTGATTGTGCTTCAGCTGTTTGTTTAGGATTTTTAATACCGTATCTAAATTTATTTTCACCAACTTTAAAATCAAAACCTTTAAAATTATCGTTTAGTAAATTATTAGTACGTTCTACAAAACCTTTGTGTTGATTAGCTACTGCTTTTTGTTCTTCATTGTATCTGTTAAAAAAGTCCATTGCTTTTTGTTGCTCTTGAGTTACGCCCGGTCTCAACTTGATCTCGTCGTAGTATTTACTCTTTAAGCCTTCTAAAAAGTTTTTGGCCTTAGAAACTTCCTCTTTAAACGCAATTTTCTTTTTGCGTATATCTTTTGGTTCATCTATGTCTTCATCATAATCAAAATCTTCTAACAAAAGACTTATATCTTCAGAATCAAGATGTGGTTTAGTTTGTTTGTAGTACTCACGTATAAGCGTGTTGTTATCTACGTTGGTATAATCAGCGTTAAGCCTAACATAGTCTTCAACGCTACCACCAGTTTCTTCCATAAAAGAAACAAGTTTTTCAATATTTTCTGGTAGAACCTTTTGCTCTTGTACAGCTTGCTCTACTTCTGTAGTTACAGGTGTTTCACTTGTTTTTACTTCTTCTTCATTATCTTGTACAATAGTGATAGGGGACTCACCTTCTGTGGTAGGTTCTTCAGCTGTTGTTTCGATGTTTTCTTCAGAAACTTTTTCGCTAACTTTGGATTCGTCGCGAACAAGTACTTCATCTGTGCTTTGCTCTTTAGTGGCATCTTCTTCTTTAATTATTACTTTAGTTATTTCCTGTTCTGGTAATTCTACTAAAGGTTCTTTCATGTTAACTTTAATAGGTTCATCAGAAGATTTACCTAATTGTTTTGGTTTTGTTTTCTTGTTTTTTAATGAAAACTCTCCCTCTTGTTTTACTGTTTCTTCAGCCATAATATAATAATATAAAATTAATAAAATTTATTTTTAACGAGGTTCAAACTGTTCAAGTCCAAATCCTCCTAGCGAGTCAAATCCTGATGACTCAAAGTTTTTAGGTAGCTCATCGTTTTGACGCTGTGAAATCATTTCTGATTGCTGCGTGCCTATAATTCTAGCTCGCTCGTCTTTGCGATCTTCTATTTCTTTTTCTTTTTCTTTTTCTACTTTAGCTCTAGCTTGTGCGAGTTGAATATTATAATTAAACTCTTCAGCCATTAACTGTTTTTTAATTTCAGCTTCTGTTTGCATGCGTTGTATTTCAAACTGAGACTTACCTTGTTCTAACTGCAATTTAGTTTCAGTGAGAGCTTGTTGCTTTTGCATTTCTGCTAAAGCTGCTTTTTCAGCTGCTTGTGCGTTTGCTTGCGCTTGAGCCTGTATATTAGCTTGAGCAATTTGTTGATCGCGTTCTTGCTTATGCTTACGTTTTATTTTAAGCATTTGATTGGCAAGTTTAATATTAGATATTTCTCTAATATCTATTACATCTTCAAGATCAATACCTCCGTTTTGCAAAGCTATTTGTATGTTGCGCTCTAGCACTTGCTTATCTTCTTCCTCAGGCTCTAACTCTAAGAATATACCAAACTCGTGCATGTTCAAGTTTTCTATCTGCTCTAACGTATCAACGTTAAACGTACTTATGCTATTCATAAGTGCATTTTTAAGCAATGGAAAACTCAAAGCGTCAGCAGCGCGAAGACTAATGTTCTCAGCGGTTCTAACTGTTATATACATTAGTGACTGTAGTATATGTTTAGTAGCTGTGTTAGATGCTGCGGCTGCTAGTTTTTGTAAACCTACAAGTGAATCATTTGACGGTTGACTACCGTCTCTAGCTTCGTTAAGCCCGGTCACGTCACGTATCATCTGTAGATAATACTGATATGTTTGTACAAGCGCTTGTATTTTAGCCATACCAGAAGACGTTTGCAACTCTTGAATAGGTACTTTACCTCTGTTAGGATCACCATCTTGAGTTAAACTTCTACCAACTATGCTACCAGTTTGGAAATACATATTTAAAGCTTCTTGAGCATTGTATGTAGTTCCATTTCCAAGATCAACTTCCGCTAAACCATCAACGTCAACAAACACACCATCTGGTACCATACGAGCTAGTACTTGTTGTATTTTTAAATGTGTTAACTGAATCATATCAGCAAATCCAATACACTTGCTTACAACACTTTCTATACGACCCTTATACATTCTAGGAGCAGAAATAGTATAATTCATTTCTACTTTAGTTTGATCGCTATAAGGACGAGTCATGTTTTCAGCAAGCTCCCATTTAAGCATTTTTTCAAATCCAAGTATTTTAGCCCCGCTGTATAAAACCTCTATAGCTCTATGAGCTTTTTCAAAGTTATCGTTTTCAGGTGGATTAAACGTGTCAGGTTTTTCAAGGGCTTTTTCAAGACCTTGATCTGTTTGTTTTATTTTAAACACCTGATTGTTGTATGTTTTGTATTCAAAAAATAAAACTTGAACGTTATTGTAATCATCATCTATACCGTAATAACCTCTAGTATAGTTTACATCACCTGGGTATTTTTCTATCTCTGAAAGATCTGCATCAGTTAAATAAGGAAATAATTTTTTAACTTCTTGCAAACTCATTGATTTAACTTCTCCAACGTAGTATATATCTTCAAAGTTTGGATCTTCAGTATATGAATAAACAAGATTTGTTGGATCTACGTAATGAGTTGTAATACCGTTAGCTAAGTTGAAATCAGTTTTAGTAGCGCCAATGCCTAAAACAGTTAGATCATAAGCTACACGTTTTTTAATTTCTTCGTATTTGTTATAATCAAAAACATTTTCAATTAGCTCTTCTTCTGCTATTTCTATAGCTTGTTTGTAAGATAATTGCATGTGAAGCTCTAACTCTTCTTTACTTTTAGGCAGTTGATCTTCTGGTATGCTAGTGCTGCTTAAATCTATACCTAAATTTTGCTTTGCGTTTTGAATTAAATCTTTTGCAAAAGCATCTTTAGCAACTGCATTAGCGTGATTAGTTCTTTCAGCTATAGCAAATGGATCCGTAGCGTAAGATTTTATTTTATAACCTTTATCAGTCATACCGTTTACTACAATATCAACAAACTTAGATAGCGTAGCTACAGGTTTCCAATCTAAATTTAAATAAGACAAATCACCGTTAATAGATAGTTCATCTTTATATTTTTGAACTGACTGCTCACCTCTAGCATATAAGCGTAATTGATGAAAGTACTGCCAGTTATTTCCAAAACGACCACCAACACCGAGTCCGCGATCGCCTCTAAACCATTCGTTTTCAATAGCTCTACCTACGGCATAACCATATTCCATTGTAGACTTTTCTGCATCAGGTACTACCTGACTTGGGAAAGAACTATTAACATTAGTATATACCATCTATTTTATTATTTTTGAAATATTACCGTCGTTATTATATTTTTTAAATGATAACTGAACAGCTTGTTTTTGTTGTTTATAAACCGGTGTGTATTTATTTTTATTGCAAGCCATAATAGCTAAGCCAGAGCTAATAGTAGCATCGTGCTTTGTTCTATTGTTTATATTAAATTTAGCCCAGTCCTCGAGCGTACGTTGAAAATACATTTGACCATAACCGTTTTTTGCAGCTCCAACATAATCTTCTATATACGATTCAACAGCAGCCGCATGCGCTTGCTTTATGTCTTCAGACGAGTTAGGTATACCACCTATTTCTTTTTCAGCAACTGAAAGCTTGCTGTATATTTTATCAGGTCTGTTTATTGAAAACTGCCTGTAACCTCTACGTTTTAAATAATATAAAAGCCTTGGCTTATTGTTTTCTGCAAGTAACGGCATACTATAAAAATGTAATGCCATGAGTATATCTTCAAAAAACAAATCAGCTGTTTGAGGTCTTGCTATATATTCTAAAAAAAACATATTAGCTGGAGCTTCTTCCATACTAAATTTAGTAAGCCCGTGAAAAGCAGCTTTTGATCCGCGCTTATCAACAGTACCAGATATATCGTATGAGTCACAACCAAAAGCACCTACGTGCTCGTTACCCGGGTGCTTCACTCCATTTTTTATTATTACACGATTTTGTAGATTTAAAGGTGGTACCCATGATACTAAAAATCTACCATTGTTGTTAGGAACAAATCTAACTCTTGTATCTTGTACGTCACCTTCCCACTGAAAACTACCACGCGTAATTAATGATTTATTTTTTACACCTTCATTAAAATCTATTTGCTCATATATTTTAGTTAGATTAAATAAAGATAATTTAGCTTCGTCTCTGAAAGCATGTTTTTCAGTTCTAGGAAACTGACGATAATATTCGTTTAAACTATCTTGATCGTCTTTTAATCCCTCTACTTCGTTTTCCCAGTGCTCAATAACGCCTGTGTAAATTAAATCACCTTGCGGATCTTTAATTGGTTTTTCTGGGTTGTCGAATACAGGTATTCCATAAGAGTCAATGAATCCTTCGTAATTCCACTCCATAGGTATGAACAAAGAATATAATCCTGAGCTAGTCTGTCCATTGCGGTTTCTTTGCGTAACGTCTGACGCATAGTATAATTTTTTAAAGTTATCACCACCTTTATCAAGAGAGTTTGATGTACTACCCATCATACACTTACCAACAACTTTTTTACCTAAACGAAGCGTGGTTTTAGTAACTCTCCAGTTATTTAAAATATTATCAGGTCTTTCCCACTTACCGCTCTCATCGTGTGCTAGCAGCTTTAATTTTTCACCGTCATAACTATTATCACCTGTATTTTTCCAGTCAATAGTTGTATCAAGTCCTTCGAGCTCTTCTACTGCCTCACCTGCGTCTAACTTTCTACGCGTTAGCTTTGAAGCAGGTACTCTATACGCGAGCTCTGTTTTTGGACGGTCCATACCGTCTTGTATTGGTTTAAAAAAGAAAGGATAGTTAACAGATATCGGTACAACCTTATCAGTAAACATTTTCTTTGCATCACCACCAGATTTTGATAATATACCAAATCTTGAATCAGAACTTATTGTTGCTTGATTAACGAGCTCTGAAGATGCCATAAAGGAAAAACCAGAGCGTCGGTTTTTGAGGTAGCACATTCCATAACATCTTTGGTCGGCTTTGCAAGCTTCCCAGAATATAAAGAATAATCTGTTTGACTCCCTATAATCTGCTGCCCCAACATCAATTTTACTCCACTGCAAGAACATATAGTGAGAACCAGTGATGTAAGTAGCCAAACTTTTATTATAGAACCAAAATCCTTCATCGCGTCTTTTAAACTCTTCATCTATATAATCGTAATACTTTTCTTTAAAATTTACAGGATATTTATCCCAATCAAAAACACTTTTAATTTTTTCAAGCTCTTTAGGGTATTTAAGCTTACTCCACTTATTACTTTCGTTTTTATAAATATTATCAGGCGCAGATGGAAGTGCTATAATTAAATTTTGTATTTCAATTATTTCACCTATTGTACCGTCTTTACTTATAATAACTACATCATGTTCTACATCGTAACCATACTTCCATTTTTTATATCTATTATTTTTCTTTATAATAGACGGTTTAATGTGGTCTGTAAGCGTTTTAACTAAAGTTTGCTCGTACATTACTTAGATCTTCCTTCAGCAAAACCCTTAAAGCTTTTTTGCTTAGTCTCTTTATTTGTTTCTTCAAGCATAGCTTTTTCTTCTTCGATTCGCGTAAGTATTTCAAACGCATCGAATATAGCTAGCTTTTTAGTAGCAGCAGCATTTTTTAAACGATCTGCAGAAACATCATCTTCAGTGTTAGTAATAATCTGTTCTTCTGCTACTTTAATAAGCTCATTAACTGCTTTTTGCCCAGCTTGGATTATATTGAGTTTCGCTTGTTTTGTGTTCATATTTAATTACAATATCTTTTGTTCGCATGCAATACAGCAGCTCATTGTCTACAACAAACTCAAACTCACTATTAGGCGTGAACCCAACTATATCACCGGGTTTTATATTTTTACTCTCTAGCGATTTATTTCCGTGCTTTAATATCCCAAGATGCTTTTTTTCTTTAGATAAATCTAGATCGTCCTTATTAACTATAGGAGCTACAAAGCACCTATTATTAAACGGGCGCCATTGCTCTATGCGTTTGTATAGATATATTTGGTCTAGTTGACAGAAATACATGTCATCTTTAAAATATTTACTACTATTAACTTCTTTACCTTGATGGTTGTAATATCTTCTAAATATATTATGATGCACTATAACTGTATCACCTACTTCAATAGGTGTTGTAATCGCTAAAGGGGTAGACACTACAATAGCTTTATTGTTCACAAACTTATGGCTTTCTATTTTAGAGTTAAGTATTAACTTCTTATCTCCAACTTTAAGCTTGTTGTCGTACCTCTCGCCAAGTGGTTTGATTATAAAATCATATACACTTCTCATTAATATTCTAAATCATATTCAATAGATATTGCCATGTTAGAATTAAACTTTTTCCAAGGCAATACCTCATTGTTTTTCTTTATATGAATATTATAAGAATTATCAGTATTGTTAAATAAAATGTATGCAATCTTATGACCGCCATAAACCTCTTGGCCTACAGAATAATGCATCGCGTCATTTTTATAATCAGAACCAATACTGATTTTTCTTATAACAGTTTCCATTATTCTTTTGTTTCTTTTTCTATGGTAGTATATTCGCCTGTTTCAAGGTCAATACTTATATTACCATATTCTTTTTCAAGCTCAACTTTAGTAGCTTCAATATCTTCATTTACGCTTGCTATTTTATGTAGCGATGCGTGCTTGCGTGTTTCTAAAACACCTATTTCATTTACTAACTTGTTAAGCTCTTGCTGTTGTTTTACAACTGCGTCTAATTGTTCTTTTGTAATTTTTGCCATTTGATTTAATTTAATTTAATTGATATGTAAATAGTTACATATTTTTTTACTCACTTACAGCTTGACCAAATCCTTGTGATATATAGCTAACGCCAAAAAAACCGTGTATACCTTCTGATCCGGGCTCTAATAACGCTCTTTTAGATTTCCAATTATCTGGCTCTGAGTATTCCCCTGTTTCTTCGTCTGCAACTAAGTTTTTCCACATTACATCTACGTGATAATTTTCTGAAAGCACGGGTGCTATTAATTCATTTCCTTCTTCGTCGTATTCACCTTGTGTTAAAACAATGTTACCAAGATCTACTACGCTGTGTTCATGCGTTGGATATTCTTGATTCGTTTCTTCATCAGTTGAAACGCCTAGCGATCTTATAGCTTCAAGTGCTTCTTGATTTGAAGCAAATTCATATTTACCTACTTTGTTCATTATTATTTTATTATTGTTTTTATCAACTTGTTAGTTGTTGAAGTTCGTCGTCTGTAAGAGTTTCGTTAAAAACGTAAACGCTTTTTGTTTTACCGTAAAAGTCGTCTGCAGTTGATGCGGCTTCAAAACGAAGTTGGTTTAACGTATTAGTAAATGTAAAGGTTTCACTTATTGAAAGAACTTTAGTTCCATTTACAAAAACAGAACTTTCTCCTGACTTGTATTTAAAAGCAACTTTGGCAAATTCAGTAATGTCGCTTACTGTAATATTCCTAAATATTTCATTTGCATCATTTGCCCTTACCTGAAAATTTAATTGGTTTGTATTGTTTTTAAAACGAAGCGTAACTGCATTATCATTTGAGCTATCACTTATTGAAATAACTCTGTTTGTTAAGTCATCAGCAAGTGCAGCAATCTCTGCATATAACACACCCTCGGTATCGTTAAACACAGTTGAGTTACCTGCATTATTACAAGTTTCCGCACTCCTTGTTACAGCACTTCCTAATGTGGGTATGTATGAAGTGGCAAAGGATTTTTGTTCTAATTGCGCACCCCATACGTAAATACCACTTGTTCCATCTCCTGTTGAAGGGTAGTTGTTGTTAGTTGCAGTAGGTACTGTGTTGTGTGGTCGTATTCCTATAAATCTATTTGAACCAATATCATCTGTCGTTACAACAATCAATTTGTACCAACCATTCCCGTAATCAATCATTTCTTTAGAAACGTTTGTGTATTGAGATGAAGCGTTAAATTCACTTAAAATTATACCTTGTTCTAAATCAAAATTAAAACCATTAGAAGCATTTGAACCAAAACCTATTGTACCGTATCTATATTCGCCTTTTTTAGCAAAAATTGAAAATGCGTATTGAGTAGATGCTGTTGTGCTAATTTCACGATACAATCCACCATTTATGTTGTTAGTTCCACTATCTAATATAACCTTGTCTGCATTAGTGCTTCCGTTAGGAGAGGCTAATTGATTTGGCGTAACAGATAGATTGTTTTTAGTCCAATAAGAATTGTCAAATTCTTCTGACCTTTGAAACAAATTAGTACTCTGTGGCTCTAACAAAAAACTAGGAGATGTAAGTGAATCTGTATAGTCAATACGCGGTTTGTCTATCGCTACTGTTTCGATTAAACCTTGTTCATTTACCCTAGTAGCTGAAGAATCTCTATTAAATCTAAATGCTAAAGTATCATCTACAGGTTTTATATTATATAAAAAACCATCGCTATACCCGATTGGTATGTTTACAAGTCCTGCTTTATTATATAAATTTGCCATTAAAATAATTTTTTAAGTCTTGTTGTATAATCATCAAACTCGTAGTAATCATAGTTTTTCATATTCATACGATCACGCATAGCGTAAAAAACTTCTTGTTGTGTAGTTGAGGTTATTTGAGCAAGCTCTGCATCTGTTAATGCTTGTTTAAATACTGCAAGTTCTTTTGCTTTTCCGTATAAATCATTTCCTCCATTACCTTGGTCAAAATTAAGTGTGTCCAATCCACTTGGCATTGTAGCTACTGTATCGGTATCAACTTCATATCCATTTATCCAAATTGCACAGTCGTTTAGCTTATATTTAAAAGCCACTTTATTTTGTAAGGCAATATCACTAACTGTAACTAATTTATTTACCACCACACTACCGCCATCAGCAACAACAAATTGAAATCTATTTGAAGAAGAATATCCAATAAAAACCCTATTGTTATTAGTTCCATCTGATATACTTAATCGTCTTAAAGTACCATCATCAGCTAAAGCTGCAATCTCTGCATATAGCACACCCTCACTATCATTAAACAAGTCAGCATTACCGCTATTGTTTGCTACATCAGCCGAGCGTGTTACGGTTGCGCCGCTTGTTATAATGTACGAAGTAGCGTAGCTTTCTGCTTCTATTTGCGCACCCCATAAAAATAAACCAGAAACACCATCTCCGTTAAAGCTACTTGTTTGAGAACCTGTATTGTCTGCACTAAAACTAAAAAATAATGTACCTACTGTATCAGAACCACTTGGGTCGAATGTAGCACTACACCTATACCAACCATTACCATAGTTTTCTATTTTAGGACTATTAGCAACTAATTGAGTTGTTTGTTTTGTGTCAGACACAACACCATCTTGTAAATCAAAAACAGCCATATCTGAAGGTGAGTTTCTCATTCTTAAAAACAAATACCTTAACTCATCTTTTTTAGCAAATACAGAAAATGTGTGTAATTCGCTTAACCCTGAAACAGATCTTCCAATACTTCTGTTTCCACCTGTTCCACTATTGGGAATATACTTAATCGCAGCGCTTTCGCCTTTTGGGTTTGTAATACTGACAGACGAAGTTGTAGCATTTGATATTGAATTAAAATAAGTTAATGCTTCACTGTCGGTAACTATATTAGTACTCTGTGGCTCGAACAACCAACTACCTGTACCATCTGTGTAATCTATTCTTGGAATATCAATCGCAACTTGTTCTATAAGTCCTTGCTCGTTTACTCTTGTAGCAACAGATGCTCTTGTAAAGTCAAAGTCAGCTGTGTCTAATTCAGTAAAAGATATTTCAGATAAACTCCCATTAAAATCATTTGTTGTAAACTGAAAATTATTTACGATAGCATCTGACTTAACTTGAAAACTTATTATGTTACCCTCTATTAAATCGTTGTTAAAATAACCATTTTCAACATTACCACCACCAAATCTGTAACCTAAACTACCACTTGTGTAGGATAACACCTTAAATGTAATAAGATAGGTTTTTTGTCTCAAAAATCTATCATCATTAAAAGGTGCTTGACCACTTGCAGGACTTGCAGACAAAACAGAACCATCCCAACTCCATCCGTTTTGATTAGCAAAACTTACATTTAGATTAGCGCCTGAAGAAGGTCTTAAGCTAGCTAAAGCGCCGTCACTATACCCAGCAGGTACGTTTATAATACTAGATTTATTATTTAACGTATATGGAGTAGTGAAGTTATTTTCTAATACGTTTGCGTATGCCCTGTTTTCTACATACGTACTTCTTCTATCTAAAGAACTTATTTCTTCAGTAAAAGAGCTAACACCTACTTCTTTGGTAGTTAGTGGCATAATATATTAATAATAAGCTATGATATCTTGAGCTGTAGAGTTTCCGCCTGATATAATACCAGTTACAATAACAGGTAAAAAGCTACCGCTAGGAATGTTTCTAAATACAACAGTAGAGCCAGCAGTGTTACCAACTGGTTGAACTTCTAAGTCTCCACTTGTTCCTATATAAAGTGCTGCTGATTTTAAACCTGTAACGCCAGGCGAAACTGATTGCGCTTCAGTTGCAAAGTCAGGTTGATTTCCGTATTGTCCCATAATTATTTGTTATTTGATTTTTTATTTTTTTCCCACGTACGTCCTACAAAGTAAGCACCATATACTGTTATTAATAATGATTGAAATATTGGCACGTAAGCTTCATCTACTTTAAAACCTGCGATATTACCATCAAAAAAAGATAACACTGTAAATACAACTGTTAAGTATATAAGCACGAGCGGTCGAATATTTTTAGATAGAAAAGAGTCAGATACCATATCAAGTTTCCAACGTTCTGTTACTTGATCTTGAGCATCTTTATCAGCTTGCTCTAATAACTCTTCAATTTTTTGTTTAGCTGCAAGTCTTTCTTCATCTGTAGTTGTTAAGTCATCTATAACTTTACCAACATCTTTAATGAGACCTCCAGTTATTAATTGAATTAGTTTTTTCATTTATTTTTTATAATTCATCTTGTATGGAGACATTTTAGCTGCAGATCCATGATTCATTTTAGCTGCAGATCCATGCTCCATTTTGTATGGAGACATTTCCATCGCTGAAGCTTTAGAATCAACAGGCATGTCTTTCATTAAGTTTTTCTTTTCTTGAGACGTAGACTCCATGTGAGCTACAGATCCTTCCATCATAAGTCCAGATGGTTTTCCTTTTTTATCATACATCTTAATGCATGAAGATTTTTTCATTGGTGAATTATTATAAGGCATTGTTTTGTTTTTAAGTTGTTTTATTATAAGCTTCTTTTTCCCAAGGTAAAGTTTTGCTACCCTCTTTCATTTCTGATCTCGGGTAGTATTTACCTTTCCAAAAGACGTGAGTTGCATTGTAGTCTAAATCACCACGACGCATTTGATCGATGTGCACCATTTCGTGATCAATCACTTCTTTTAATCTACTTGGCGGAACGTCTTTATTTATGATAATCGTCCCGTTATTATTAGCTTTACCAAGAACACCATCTTCCATGTCTACATGGTATATAGGAGTGTTTTCCAGTTTATAAGGTGGTGTTATTTTAAAAGCCATTATTCTCTATGTGGAAATTTTTTATTAAACCACTCTTTTCTAGCAGAACAGCCGCAAGGGATGTTTAATCCCTCGCTGACTTGATCTACTACTGTTTTAACTCCAGTGCGCTTAAAAAACTTTTCTATGTCGTCTCCTAAACCTCTAGATTTCATAATTATGCAATTGCAATACCTGAAACAGTGATTCCAGTTGGTAATTGTACTTTAGCTTTTACGCCTCCTGGGTTAGCAGTAAGTGCAGCATTGATAGCATCACGAACTGAAGGAGTAGTTCCAACGCTAGCGTGTGTAACTGTAATTACATCGCCACCAGTGGAAGCGCTAGACATTGTAAGTGTAGTTGTAGTAGCTGAAGCAGCTGCGACTAAAAGAACTTCGTCTGCGTTGATAAGAATATTACCTCCTGCAAGACCTGATCCGCTTGATTTAATCTCAATAAATTTTGCCATTGTGTTTGTGTTTATGTTAGTGTTAGTGTTTGTGTTAGGCTAGGTTTGTACAGTCCTAATCTGTTTACCATTTTACTTTGTCAGCCCAATATGCGGCAGACATTTTACCTTTTTTAATATTTTTAGCATGGCGTGCTTTAAAACTTGCACGTCTTGCTTTTTGCTTTGCTGACTCACCTTCTTTAGGTTTACCAGCTGTTTTAACGCCTTGCTGACCAAAGCGTATAATTTTTTCTATGCCACTTTCGCAAGCCTTTACGATGTGAGATTTTGTTTTATGGCCTGGCGTACGCCGAGGCTTATTACACTTAAGTGTTTTTTTATCTACAGCCATTAGTACGTCCAGATTACATTAGGTGATTTATCAGGATCCATATCAACATGTATAAATGTTTTAGCTATACCAAACCTATTAACACCGTGAAACATTAAAAGCTTTGTTAGTGTATATCTATCAATACTATTATTACACGCAATATCAACCGCTAACCCTTTTAAATGAGAAGAATTTTCAGTCCCGCCTACAGATTCGTTATGCGCAAGCGTTCGATACCCAGAGTTTATAACAATAGGTTTACCAAAACTTTTTCTTACTTTGTCTAATATGTCAAGTAGTTTTTTACTCATCATTTGACCTGAGCCCTGTACATCAGGCGAGTCAAATTCTTCATAATTAAAATACTTCATTAACCCATTTTCGCGCGCTGCGTAATAGGTGGTTGTAAGTCATAAGACTTGCAAGGATATTTTTTAACTTGCATACCACTCTTGCCCGAGCTACTGCCTTTACCCATTGGGAAACCTGCAGTATCTAAAGGTCCTTCCCATAAAGCATTTTCTCCTACTTGCCCTTCAAGTACAGGTGTTTTAATTATTTTATCTATTGAGTGTTTCATAATTATTTATTTTACTTTAAATGTTTTTCCATCAACTTCAAAAGTAGATTCACCAGCTTTTTCCGCAGCCATTTTAGCGCCAATAAAAGCGTTTCCTTCTAAAGGTGATTCCATCATAAACGCAGAGTTAACTGACATTTGTCTTTGCTCAGGCGTTCCATATATAGTCTCAGCTGATGCTTGCGTTTTAGGATTAAATAAAGGTTTAGCTGTACCCATTTGGTTAGCAGGCATGGGAGGTTGAAAAGTCATTTGAGGTTCAATACCTACAGAAGCCATCATTGGATCTACAAGTTTAGCTGCAGAGTCTTTATCATGCCTAGCATTTTCTAAATAGTGTAGTCTCGCAGACGGTTTTAAATTTTTATTGTACGCTTCTTTGTAATCGTACTGCATTCCTTTTTTAGGCATAATTATCTATTTTTATCGTTGTTAACATTTTTAATAGCAGTAATTAAAACTTTATCAGAGTAACTACCACCTTTCATTATACTGTTTCTTCTTGTGCTTGTTGGTATATCTTCTTCGCCTAGCATCATACGGTATATACGTTGTATAAGCTGTTGACATTTAAAAGATGTTTTATATATATTATACTTTTGCGTGGTCCTGTTTCTTTCTCTCCAAACAGTAATCCAACCTTCTTTAAGTAATCTATTAAAACGCCTATTGTCCCAGCTATAAGAATATATACCTAGCTTAAAATCTTGTTTATTAAAAAGACCAAAACAATCAAGATATATTAACACTTCTAGATCTGCATCTAAAAGGTTGTTGTTTCTACAAGCCCACCGTCTTATTATTCGATAGTGTTTTAACAAGTTCATATCTTTGATATCCCTTGCCTCTAGCCTTTTCATAGAACTACAACAACGTCTTGTATTTTAATAACAATATATTTTTCATCTTCAAACTCTATACCGTGACCAGCGTGTTTGTCGTAATATATTTTATCGCCTTTGTTTATGCCTGCGACTTCATCACCAACAGAGACTACATCAGCAGTTATATACCTAATGTCATCTCTTTGTTTTTCAGCCAAGATAAGGCCGCCTTTTGTTTTAGCAGCCCCTACCTTATGTTTGTTTACTATTAAGTTTCTACCTATTGCCTTCATTAATTCTAAGATTATTAATTACACAATCGGTAGATAATATTGTTGTAGCTACAGAAGCCGCGTTCCGAAGAGCGCTCTTAGTTACGAGCAGTGGGTCTATGATACCGGACTGTATCATATTTACCATATTTCCTGTAACCACATTTAAACCTTCACCCACAGCATCAGGCATCTTGTAAGATTCAATACCAGCATTGCTCAGTATAGTTTTGAACGGTGCTTGAATAGAATCAAGTAACACCTGCTCGGCTTTACTACTTGCTTCTATATTTTGTGAAGCATTCAAAAGAGCAATACCACCACCAGATACAATACCTTCTTTAACAGCGGCTTTAGTAGCACAAATAGCGTCTTCGACTCTATCTTGTTTTTCTTTTAATTCAATTTCAGAATTTGCCCCAACTTTTACAATAGCAACTTTACCAGAGACGCGAGCAAGTCTTTTTTCTAGTTTAGTAACTTTATTAGGATTTTTTGTTTTAACTAATTGTTCTTTTAAACTAGATATAAGCTCGTCGATTTTAGGGTTATCTGTATCAACTTGAATTATTGTTTCAGTGTCTGTTGTTACACTTTTAACTGCTTGACCTAAGTATTCTGGTTGGATTAAATCCATATCATCACCAAGATCTTCATTGATTACAGTAGCTCCGGTTAGCAATGCTAAATCTGAAAGCGTATCTTTTTTACTTACGCCATATGTAGGCGCATTGATTACATTTACTTTAATATTGCCTTTTACTTTATTCATCGCAAGAGCTGATGTGACAGCTTGCTCACAGTCGGCAATAATTAAAAGCGCTTTGTTGTTTTTAATCACAAACTCGAGTACACTTTGTATTTTACGTATATTCTCAACTGGTGATTCTACAATTAATACTAGAGGGTTTTCTAGTTCGGCAGCACGTTTGGTTTTACTTGTAATAAAATGTGAATTAACAAGTCCTTTGTCGTACTCAATTCCTTCTACTATTTCAACTGATGTTTCATTGTCTTCAGTTGCTTCCATCATTACAACACCTGTTCTGTCTACAGATCTAAACGCATCGCCTATGATCTTACCAAGCTCAACGTCGTTATTGCAACTAATCGTTGCTACATGATCTAACATATCATCTGTAACTTCTACAGAAGCGTTTTCTAGATACGTTACAACTTTCTTTACAGCTAAATCAATACCGTTTTTCATATCACGTGTATTAACATCATCTCTGTTGTTAGCGTGCTGTAATATAGCATGTGCTAACACTGTAGCTGTAGTAGTTCCGTCGCCTGCTTCTTTTACGGTTTTTCGCGCGGCTTCTTTTAAAAGCGTAGCACCCATGTTTTCTACAGGATCTAAAAGAATAATACTATCTGCTACTGTAACACCGTCTTTTGTAATAACAGGTTTACCTTGCCCATCTTCAAGCATTACACACTTACCGCTAGCCCCGAGTGTAGAGCTAACGGCTTGTGTTAACTTTTCAATACCTTCAAATACTTCAGCTCGGGCTTGCTCACCGAAGTTAAGGTTTTTTACTATTGCGTCTGACATTAGATTTAATTAAATTATATTGATTGTTTATTCAAACGTTTTAACAACTTGCGGTCCGCGTAAAAAGCCTAGCTTTTTTTCGTAATGCTCTATCGATGCATCTATTGCAGCTTCAGCTCCTTCTATGGTTTCGCGTCTTGTTACGTCGATCCAAGTTTCTTTATTAGGATCTTGGCATTCGGTTTGATAAAATCCGTTTGGCAATTGTACAATACGCCAGTTTTTCTTTTCAGCGGCGTGCTTCCAGTATTCTACGGTTTTATCAGATGGTTGTGGTTGACTAGACCACGATTGAGTCCTATAATATAGTGTCATTTGGTTTTGGTTTTTATATTAGTTTATTTGGTTGCCATTTCCCTGGCCGGGTATATTTTATATACTTACTTGATTTAAGTAATTTTTACTCTGCTATATGATCGTTGTAAGCAGATACAACATCGCTTGTCCATGCTGTTGTAGCATATGGTTGTAGCTCTGTTGGTAAACTTGCTATCGACGTGTTTGGTGCGTAGCTTTCTCTTTCGTAAGATGTTGCTACTACTTCTTCTCCGTCTGTTACTTTAATTTCGTAACGCGCTTGTAGGTGTTTAAGACTTCCTACAATTTCTATTTTATTTAATGTTCTTGTTTTTGCTAATGCCATTTTTATTTATTTATGCTGTTTTGTAAATTATAGACGCTGAAACTTCTGAAGTGTTATCCGACTCAAAGCCTATCCCAAGTAATTCTCCATTTCTAAATGTTAGAGTTGTTGTATTATCAAGCGCATAAACATATTGCCTACCCGCATAAGTTGAGTTACTTGAGTAATTACTACCAAAAGCACTACCAGTAACAAACGTGCTTGAGAGTGTATCTAAAACAGTGAAAGGTAAGTTAGTGCAACCTGTTACAGCGTTTGATTCGTTTTCAGAAACAAAGTCCCTTATTCTAATTTCAACAAATACAGTATCACCTATTTTAGTATATCTTCCTTGTTTAGTAGTTATACTTGGTTCTGTACCGCTTGTAGTAAGTTGAGGTGTAAACTCACCTTTTTCATAATCGTCTAATTTGTTAGCAGCAGCAGTGCCGCCAATATAAATACCATCGCTAACCTCGATAGATCCAACTACATCTAATTTTTGAGAAGGAGCGTTTGTTCCAATACCTACGTCACCAGAAAAATAAGTTCTTGGGGAAGTACTACTTGGATTTCCAAATCTCACGTGCTCTCTGTATGTTCCTTGCCCTTTAGCAAATATACCTAAAGTATCACTATCTCGATCGTATTCAATTTTAGTTTCTTGGCCTGTCGCCGTGGCGTCCTCGCCTAAATAAATCGTGGAAGTTGCTCCGGTTTCGTCAGACGTACCTATCGATATAAATGGTTGTTTATAACCTATAATAGGCGCTACGCCAGGTTGTGGAGTTTTTACAAATATGCCATCATTGCCCGTAACGCCTGATCCATCTTCTGTTTCTATTTCTAATAAGTTATTAGGGCTATTAGTTCCAATACCGATGTTTGTTCCGCTTTGATATATATTAGAGTTAACAAGAGCTCCTTGAGAAAACTTAGGTATGTAATTATCTGTACCGTTAAAGCTAGATAATATACTGTCTTTTAGCGTTTCATACTTAACGCTACCAGTAAATAGCTCATTATCGTTATCTCTAGATGTTATAAGCATAAGATCTGAGTCAGATAAACTCGTTACTAAAGGGTATGAATAAATTATTGCCATGTGTTATTTGTTAAGAGTAGATTCTTACTTCAAAAGCTCCGTTTGTTATAGAAGCGTCAACAGCGGCGCCACTACTAGGTACAAATGTTTTTACTGTTAAAACAGTGTCACTTGTTCTTTCTGCAGAAATAAGTGGTATGCCTGAACCTGCATTTAAAAATACTATCGTTTTATTAGCTGTAAAAGTAGCTGCGCTAGCTGTCAACGTATAAACCCCCACGCCTGTGCGTGCCCAAGTGAGCGTAGCTGTTAGGTTATTTGACAGTACTGTAGCTACAGGAGCATTGGTACTCGTTTGTGTTAACAACGCTGTATAAGAGTCATAAACATTAATACCAGGTACAATGTAAGCTGACAGTTGGTTAACTGTGGCTGATTTTGTTGCGTTTGACTTGCTAGAGTCTGATATTAGTATTAAATCACCTGATGATACATTGTCAATAGCAGGGTATGAATAAATTATTGCCATATTTTCTAAATTCTTTTATATTCTATATACTTACATAGGAAAGTGATTGTTTACAAATGGTTAAAAGTGTGACAATAGCCCCTTACTCTATATACTTATAACCCTAATGTCACAGTTCTGAAAAAATTACGTTAGAAATATAGGGGTTTTGTGTTACCCCCTATGTTATTGATTATCAACAATTTACAAAAACGTTTTTAATTTTTCCGGGCCCCCCAACTTTTCCACAATTTTACGTATATATATCAGATTTTCAGCCATTTACGTAGAATGTTTTGACTTTTTCTACACATGTTACTAAGCTAATTATTATACTTTACAGACATAATACAACACCATTTGGATAATAATAATGTAACTAACAAATACTAATTAGTTATACACAAAGAGGTGTAGTGTAATAACTACCTAACAAAAACTAGTAATAAATAAAACTACACTCTTTACAAACAAAATACAGTAACAACTGGATAATATAATAAACAAATATAAATACTTAAATTCATAACTATGCAAAATTCAATTCAATCAAAAAGATTCGTCATTCGTAAATCTCTAATCAATCAAAATGCTATCATCGAAGTTACATTCAAAAATGGCAAAACTTTCAAATACAATCATGATAAAGCTTATGAGCTAATGTCTGAAAATCTTGAACACTTATCATGTTGGTTAAAGTACAACTCGTACACTTCATCAACTTCTGTTCCAAAAGTACTACAAAATGCTGAAGTACTATAACTTGAAACAAACTGCTTAAATTCAGTATAACTAATGTCGTAGTTGAGCTATCGCCTTAGCGACATAAAATAAAACGAGCAAGCGGTAAACTAGTCACAATGGTTAATGTGAGTTCGATTCTCACCGTGACTTCTAAAATAATAACTATGCAATATATACTAACTTGCCCTAACGGGAAACAGATAGATATGTCAAGCGACATACTACAACAAATGGAAGGTCTTATAGAAAGACAAGAAATATTAGAAAGAATTAACTACTATAAATCAACTAACAAATGAGAAAGTTTACTCACAAAGCTATCATGGCTATCACTTATGCAACTGCAATTGGTTTAACTACAATGGTAATATCAGGAATTGGTTTCTTAATCTTCGGTCTTATTACCGGAAAGCTCGATGCAGACTTTGGTATTTACAAATAAAATACGAAACTAACTGGATAATAATATAAAATAATAATACTATGCAACACAGGAATATACCTTACGAATATCACGAGTGGACTACCTATAAAGGTAACAAAGCAAGTGGTTACTCATGCGAGTATTTTAACTTCCACCCATACCATATTCAATCGTTCTCTACAGAACTAGAACAAGATATGATTCATAGAATCGATGACTACTTAGATAACCGAGCGCTATACGAATACCGTCGCGAGCTATCTACTGCAAGTGCTGCTGCTTATTATGCAGACACAACTAGATATCAAGGCGACTAATATGAGTTGGAACTACAGAGTAATTAAAACTAAAGATGGTGAAGATGATTTCTATCAAATACACGAAGTATATTACAGTGAAGATGGTAAAATCAATGGATATACATCTAAAGGAGCTACAGTAGGCGGTAATAGTATAAAAGAAATTAAATGGGTGTTAGAGCAAATGCTCGAAGCTATAAACAAAGAAACAATATGAAAGAATTTACTTGGAACGAAGAAACAATAGACTACTTCGCTGAGCTATACGACTTAAACGGTTGGGCTCACGTATCACAGAGAGTACTAAGCTTTGTAACTCATGAATGTGACTTAGAAGACGGTGAAACTACTCAAGATTTATTTAATGACTTGATAGTTAAAATAGAATATAAAGTACTAAAAGAAGAAAACGAATGGATAGAAGCAAATCTACAAGAAGACGAACTAGATTAACTTTTGCAAAGCTAACTAGAGCTCAAATAGAAGCGTTTGAGCGTGAGTATTATGAGCGCTATAACTCAGGTATTCCACAATGGCAGCAAAATTATTACAAATAAAATACGACACTTACTGGATAATATAATAAACAATTACAAACTATGCAATCAATCAAATTCTTATCTGATAAGACAATCAAGCTTAACGGCGAAATTTATAAACCTTACAGTGTAGGTAATCTACCTCCATCATTTGGCTTTAAACAAAGACTAACCGGTAATGGCGATATCCAAGAAGGTATATATCAATGGTTCAACTACAAAGGTCTAACCTATGTACCTAAATCAGACAACCCATGGGCGTAACAACTATGAAAGAGCTATGCGAATACTCTTCGTTCATGAGAAAACAGCGAGCTGCGGAGCATAGACGCAAGTTTGCCCACGAAGGCAGGTGCAGTGGACTAACTGACAAAGAATACACTCGTATTAAACACAGTCAGAAATCGAGTTTTGCTAAAGCTCGTAAGTTCACTCACCACCGTATGTGGCGCGAGACGAGCAAACAATATTCAGTCGAACAACTAAAACAAATAAAAAAATGCACTATTTAACAATACTAGACTACGCTAATGGCACTGTCGACCAGTATGACTTGCAAGATCACTTCAACGATGAGCAGTTATCTTCATTTCAAACTGAAGACTTTGAAGAGTTTATTACCTCTGAAGGTTATAGACTAGACGAAGTGAACTGGATGTCTCATGCTGATAACGAAATATACTACTTTTAATATGGGTAAGATGAAAGAAATAGAGCAAGTAGCAGATTTTATGGCTACAACAGCTAAAGAAACACTAATGCAAAACGCAGAGTGGGCTATTGATGGTACATCGCTAGATAAATTAAGTGGTGATGATTATTATGATGCATTGGAAGCAGTGGTTAGTAAAACTATTGAAATCCTTTACAAACAAAATACGAACACCGTTGGATAATAATATAAAATAAACAAATTATGTATTGTAGATGCGGAAATGATGTGCACCCAGTGCGACAAAAACTAGGATATAACACTTGTGTTGATTGTTCAACAGCTAAAACTTACAGCTATATACCTATCATTGAGCACAAAACAGGCAATACAATTCAAATCGTCAGCCAAGAAGTGTCTGCAAGTGTACACAGGTCTTGGCGACGTAAATAGGCGGCGGCATACTGGTCACGTTAGTTGAAAGGGTTAAGACGAAACGGAGTGTAAGACTCATCGAACGAGTATTCCTTAGAGCGTCTCAGTCATACCTTCAATAAAACAGAAAGAGCGGATAAATGACAATACTAGTTAACTACCAGTCCGCAACTGCTGCCTTATGGGCGTGAAATGGTTAGATGAAGCGAATAAATAACGGGTTACCGAGTCCAAATGCTTCAAACGCAGGTTCGATTCCTGCCACGTCCACTAAAATTAAATAAATATGACTAAAATACCTACACTTTACAATAGGCTAAAGCCTAGAGTTAGAGCTAAGCTCAAAGAAAACGAAGGCAAATACAGCTCATCTGTTAGGCAAGTAATTGCCAAACTTGAAAGTACATACTTCATTGGTGATCTAACTATCGATGATATGAGAAGAGTTCATATGTTCTCTGACACGAGCTATGTAGACCAATCAGCTATCTCAATCATTTGGGGTGACGAAATCTTTGACAACTATGAAGGAAGTAATTAAATTAAAAGCACATGATAAAGCTTTTTCTAAAATCAATGCAAAACAAATTGAGATTAGAAAGTTAGAATATGATATTGAGCGCAAAAATACAGGCGCTGTAACGCTTCATGAGCTAGAATTATGTCTCGACGCATCAAAGCGTGAGCTAGAAACTTGGAATTATATATTTAAACTAATAGAATTAGACTATGGAAAATACGACTACGCTGATGAAATACTTGGGAGTAGAGGAAATTACGACGCCTAAACAGCGAAATAATGGCACTAGAGAGTTTGCTTTACCTTACAGGGTAAGAGGTAAGCAGGTGACAATAGCCTCTTATCAATCAGGTTATGTAAGGATTGACAGAAACTGCCACGCAAGATATCAAATAAATCCAACTTACGAAGTACCTTACAAGTTTGTAAGCACGTATGGTGAGCTTAAATCTTGGACAAACAGAAAACGTATGATGATATATGGTGAAAAAAACCGTATTGACTTTATATTCAATTATATACTTAAAAACTACTACAATAAACAATGGCAAAAATAATAACAGATAAGCTGATAACTGATAAGTTAGAGGCTAAAGGGTACTTAGAGTACCACGATATGGACGAAACTAAAGCTTGGAACTTGCTTGAAAAGCATTATGACTGCGAAGTTTCAGACCAATGGACTAACAAACACTTTGATTTTTATTGCTACTCTGAAACAACTGCAGACGGTTATGAAGTGTTTATTGCTACTAACAACACTGACAGCATTTGTGTTGGTGAAGATATACACTACTATGAAAATGATTTGTCAGATGAAATTGCAGAAGCAATACAAGAAGGCTACAATATGTATATCGACGACTTAGATTGGCACCCATTTATAGACGCTGTTGAAGAGTCCTATAGAAATATGGTAAACGATATTAAAGAAAAAATAGAAAACGAACTAATAGAACAAGGATATGAGTACGAAAACGCAGATGAAGCCACTACCGAAATGGTTTAATGGAGATGTATATCCAGAAGGTGGTACAGTAGAAAACATATTTACAGGCGAACCTGCAGAGTTAAATGCAAATGAGCTTAGTATGTATGACTTTATTATGGGTGCAACCATGATACTAGAGAGCACAGGTTACAGATCTCAAAAGATTATGAACGATCACCGCAAAGGTTTAGACTGGTTTCGAGTAGCAAACCCGTCAGCTTACATGACACTATTAGATTAGTGTGGACCAGGCGTGAAATGGTCAGTAGTGTGTTTGAGGATAAATGCAAATAAGAGCAACCTACACTATGTTAGGCAGGTTCGATTCCTGCCACGCCTTCTAACTTTAAATTATAAATTATGCCAAATATGAGCTATTGCAGGTATCAAAATACCTCGATTGATATGCAAGATGTAGTCGATACACTATTCGACACAAATGTAGACGTAGACCTTAGCAAAGAAGAGTTAAGAGGTCTCGATACTATACTTGAGCTTGCTAAAGATATAGTAGATATGGAAGATAAAATTACTAATATACTAGATAATAACTTGTGAATTTACTAACACAAAATACTAAATTAAAGAAAACAAGTAAAGAACTTGGTGTTAGAGTTTTTAACTTTGGTATACCTGCGTACAAATCAGCCAGTGGTAAACTAACATGCCCAATGGCTAAAGACTGTGTAAAGTTTTGTTATGCTAAAAAAGGCGCATATATCTGGAGCAATGTAAAACCTGCTTTCGAAAAGCGCTATGAGCTAAGCAAGACAGACGAATTTGTAGACGCAATGAACACTGAAATAAAACGTAAGAAACCAGACTATGTACGTGTACATGATTCTGGCGATTACTACAGCAAAGCATATCTACAAAAGTGGATAACAATTGCTAAACAAAATCCTAGTGTTAAGTTTTATTCATATACTAATATGGTTGATATGATGTTAAATACTTCATTACCAGATAATTACGATATTATATTTAGTGATTCTGGCAAACAAAAACATATGATAAATGAAAGAAAACATAGACACACCAAAATATTTTCTACTAATAGCGATCTGTTATCTAACGGTTATGTGGATGCTTCTAACATTGATTTGATGGCAACAAAATGGTTTAGTAAAAACAAAAAAATAGGATTAATATTTCACTAATGAATAGAGATAAACACATATGGGAAGGTTGGACAGTCGGTGACTTCATTGACGATATAGAACCTACGTTTGATATGGTAAACAGCGGTAATGCTAAAAACTGGAGTTTTCCAAATAAAAAAGCGTTAAAAAGCTGGGTTGCATCAGAGCAACCTTACTACAAAAAACACATACCAGAAGTATACAATTACTTCCTTAAAAAATCAGGATTATGAAAACAATTGAACTAACAGATAGCGATTGCACATTTGTTCACTATGTACTACGTATGTATGCTCAGCAAACACCTGGGCTTGACAGCGATGACAAAGAAGAAATACGTGAAGTTGCAGCTAAATTTAAATAATATGGGAACAAGATCACTAACGCGAATTATACCGCGTCAAGAAGGTTTGGCGTATGATGTAGCACATAAAAGAGCAGAGCTTGCGCTTGTGAATATTTATCAGCAATATGATGGTTATCCTTCGTATATGGCAGTAGAATATGCTAAATGGCTAGAAGGTATTAGCATAGGAAACGGTTTAGCTTTTCAAAAATACATCGGAGATCCAGAGCTTAATAGATATGCAAATGGGCCTGGTTGTTTCGCGGCTCAGTTTATAAAACACTTTAAAGATCGCCCTGGCGGTTTGTATTTACACCCAATCGATAACGATGAAGGTTGGGTTGATTACATATACACTTTACTACCTAAAGAAGGTCACGAGACTTATATGACTATATACGATACGCGTGAAGAAAAAGTTATCTTTGTAGGTAAACCAGGTGCTGCGCTTAAAAAATATGATAAAGAACAATAGTATGACACAAGAAGAAATGAATGACTTTGCTGATATATTAGCAGAAAAAGTATTCAAACTAATAATGGAAAGACAGAAAGAACTTGATGAGCAGTTTATCGAGCAGGTAAAACAGTCAGGTGCTGATGTTGATGTAAGTCTACAACCTTACTTTGGTATGCAACAAAATGCTTCAGATGAAGAAGTACTTTTGTCAGAACTAGCTAGACTTATGACCCTATTGTCATCTTACGAAGAGAAAGAGCAGTATGAAAAAGCTGCTATAATTAACGGAAAAATAAAACATATAGAAAATAAATTAAAAAACTTATGATTAAACCAATGCTAGCGCACAAAGTAAATGAGAACAAAATTGATTTCTCAGAGAAGGTTTTTATACAACCTAAGCTCGATGGCGTGCGCTGTATATTTACAAAAGACGGTGCGTACTCACGTACCGGCAAAGAGTTTCACAACTTACAACATATCAAGATAGATCTTGAAAAGTTCTTTGAAGATCAGCCTAACGCTGTACTTGATGGTGAGCTGTATAATCACGATCTAAGAGACGATTTCGAACAAATAATATCATTAGTCAGAAAACAAAAACCAACTGACGAGGATCGTCTAAACGCACATAAACTAATACAATACCATGTATACGATATGATAGCCGAAGGTCCTAGTTATGAAGACAGACTTAACTGGCTATTATCAAGTAAAAACTTGTGGTCAGACTCTGTTATATCTGTTGATACTCTCGAAGTTCACGGTTACAACGGCGCTGAAGTTGTACATAAAGTATTTTTAAATAAAGGCTACGAAGGCTCTATACTAAGACTAAATGGTCCTTATGAGCAAAAACGTAGCTACAACTTACAAAAATTCAAAGACTTCAGTGATACCGAAGCTACTATTATTGGCTATGAAGCCGGTAAAGGTAAGTTCACAGGTCTCATTGGCAAGTTTTTGATGTTAGATGATGATGGTAACGAGTTCGGTTGTCCAATCGGTAAAGGTTACAACTACTCTGATCGTCGTTATATACTAGAAAATATTCACGACTATATCGGTAAAGTTGCTACATTTACGTACTTCGAACGCACAAAAGCTGGTAGCTACAGACATCCACTATACAAAACAATTAGAGATTATGAGTAAATTAATATGGAAATTATACAACGAAAACTTAATAAGCGAAGAAGTTGCTAACATTTTATTAGATAAACACTATGAGTAAGAAAATATACGATCACATTAAATCAACTAATTATGGCAATATTACAAATAAGATTAAAAAACTACAAAAGAAAGCTAAGCCACGTAAAGTATCTGAAGACAACCTTGTGGGATCTAAAATATAGTATACTTAACGATGCACTTAGCTATCAAATAAATGAGCAAAAGATAAATTTGTTTCACAAATATCAGAAAAGATTAAAGTTAATAACATTTTTAAAATAATGGGTAGAACAAAAGATTTATTTATGAGATTACGTGAAGAAGACGAATTTTTAAAAGAGCATATTATTATATGCACATTGAAACCAGAGGGGACTGTGACAACAGCCCCTAATAATAAAGAGTAAGGGCCTAATGTCACACCGAAATACCAAGTTTTTAGATCAAAACCATATTATATATCGTAGAGATCCTATAAATGATAAACCAGACGAAGTACATGAGTGGGGCTTTGTATATTATGACGGTACGCATGAGTGTTACGACTTGTTTAGAACAAAAGCTAAGATTACTACGTATCGTTCATTGAAATGGCATCTACTAGTTATGTGGTATTTAAACCCTGCTATGGATCAAGATGAGTTTGAATATGTAGCTACAAACCTTTGCGATAAAGTAAATGGCTTTGTAACTTTTAATGTATCAGATCAGCTATTAAAGAACATTATATATGAAGTTAGCATGTATGATTTAGAAGAACCTCCACGTAACAAACTACGTAAGATTATTTTTAAAGACACATGCATGCTTACACCATCTGAAAAACTAAAGATTGTAGGTAGTATAATAGGTAGATCATCTCGCGTAGGTGAAGATGATATCTATCAATGCATGTTAGATTTAAATCACTTTGGTAAGAAGATTACCATAGGCAGAATAGCAGGTTTGTTAGATTGTTCAACAAGAACTATATACAGAAATATGAGTAACGAACTTAAAAAAGAAAAAGAATTACTTAATCAACAACTATGAAAAAGTACAATGTACAAAACTACATAAGATACAAAGAAGATCTTAAACGGTCTATGCCTGAAGGTAATTGGGATTTTAAAGATTACACGCGTAATGAGCTTGTTGTTAAGTTTCTACCTCTTGTAGAAAATTTAGCACGTAAGTTTTCAACTACGCAGCAAGCATCAGGTGTGCTTAGTATTAACGATCTAATACAAGAAGGCGGTTATGCTTTGGTAAAAGCTGTTGATAAGCTTGAGTGGAAAACTCTTGAAGAGTCTGATGATATAGAAAAGACTTTAAAAAGTTTCTTCAGCAAACGTATTAAAGGCGCAATACGTCGTAGAATCGATATGCACAGAGGCGATATACGTATACCTGAGCATAAGATGAACGAGATACGTAAAAATCCTAAAGACAAAAAGATGGTTGAAATGTTTTTCAACTCTATATTTTTATCAATAGATGCTCAACCTTCAAACGACGAAGGCGAGAGTATGATACACCAGATACAAGATAAGTCTGAGCCATATAATATAGCTTTGCTTAATAGTTATCTGAAAAGTTTATTACAAAAACACTTAGATGAAAAAGAATATGAAGTGTTACGTTTAAGCTATGGACTTGACTGCGATAAGTATTCAGCTAAAGATATCGCGGCTAAATTAAATATTGAAGGTACAAGCAATTATGTACGCGTAAGCGAGCTTAAACGGGCTGCTGTACAAAAGCTTATCGATAACGTAGATCACTCTCAAGTGATTGATTATCTGTAGTTTACTCGTGTAAAACTGTATTTTTATGTGTAATTATATTAATAAGTAAAAACCAATATACCAATGACATTAAACGAAAAGCTGGCTACTATCCAGACTAAATTTAAATCGAAAAAAAGTAGGTTTAATTCATTCGGCAAATATTACTTCAGATCAGCCGAAGACATTCTTGAAGCAACAAAACCCTTTCTACTTGAGTTAGGAGTATCAGTAACGATAAATGAAGAAGTACGTGTTCTATTTGATAACGTACCTATGATTGAGTCGACTGCTACATTATCTGATGGCGAAACTGAAATATCAGCTACAGCTGTGGTTGGTGTTGACCTTGGCCAGAAAGGTATGCAAGTACCTCAACAGTTTGGTTCTGCTTCAAGTTATGGTAAGAAGTACGCGTTAGGTAATTTATTCCTAATAGATGACACGCAAGACTCAGATGCGTCAAATACCCACGGAAAAACCGCAGGTAAGTCTAAACCAACGTTGGATATAAACACTGAAGCTTTTACAAAAGCTAAAGATTATATCAAAGCAGGTGGCTCTATACAAGCTATCAATGCTAAGTACAACGTTTCTATAACAGCAAAAGCTGAACTCAAGAAACATGAGCAAAAATGAGATAATAGATAAGCTAAGAGATGATGAGCATTACTACGGAGAGTTTGGTAAACAATACCTTAGTAACTCAGACATATCTACGCTTTTAAAAGATCCTTTATCTTTAGGTAAACCGTCAAAGCAAATACCCGCCTTTTTAATTGGTGGGTATTTCCACACGGCAATACTAGAACCTGAAAAGCTTAAAAACTTTAAGGTTATAGAATCGTCTAACAGGAATACTAAAGCATATAAGGAAATATCAGGTGGTGAATTATGTTTGTTAAAGTCTGAAGTCGATATGATCGAGCTTATGACTGAAAAGATTTTAGCAAACGATATATGTAGAGGTCTTATCAAAGGCAACTGCGACTATGAAACACCTGGTATCGGTGAGCTTGAAAATGAGTTGTGGAAAGGTAAAGCTGATATATTAAATCACGATGAGAAACTTATCATTGATTTAAAGACAACAGCCGATATCGAAAAGTTTAGATGGTCAGCATCTAAGTATAACTACGACAGTCAAGCTTACATATACCAACAGTTGTTTGGTTACGATATGGTGTTTATCGCAATAGATAAAACAACACATCAAATCGGTATATTTGATTGCTCACCTGAATTTTTACAGCGCGGTGCTGATAAAGTTAAGAAAGCAGTTGATCAATACCAATTATTTTATAGACAAGAAGGTTTTGATCCTTCACAATTTTTTATTAACGAAACCCTTTAAAACCATTATTATGGCTAGAAATAGAAAACCACAGACTAAAGTATGTACAGTAACAGGTATTGAAACAAGTGTAGATAATTTTTACACAAATCAAAACCACATTAAAGCTGTAGATAACTTACGTCGTAATACTAATGCAACGAAAGATCAGTTGCAGCGCATGTTTAACCAAATTAATAACTACGCATAATGGCAAGTATAATTAAAGCAAGTATCAATTTATCTGAAGTACCAAAAGATAAAATTATTGATGGTAAAAAAGGTAAGTATTTACCTATTACAATTACATTAAACGACGAGCCGGATCAATTTGGAAATCAAGGTCCTATCGTTGTAGCACAAACCAAAGAAGAACGTGATGCTAAACAAGGTAAAACATATCTTGGTAACGTGCAAGTTGTGTGGACAAATGGTGATAACGTAGGTACAGCGCCTAGACAAGATCAACCACAGCAAGCTGCTCCAGTTGGTCAAACAGCCGCAGCGCCTGTAGATGACCTACCGTTTTAATGCACTATAGAAACAATGGCGAACTCGCGTGTCAAATGTGTCACGCTGGTATGTCGCAAGAAGAATATGACTTCTGCGATATATGCCCAGAATGTAGAGACAATGAAGAATGGTAGATGAGAATGACTACATCAATATCCAGACGGATAATGATGGTAATGTAACACTAATAGAAGATTAATTAAATTAAATGCAGACAACAGAGATCAATGGATATTTGATTGACGAGTTCAATCAATACAGTCTTAAAGAAGGCAAAGCACAAGGCATATGCCCGCTATGCTCTCACGATAGACAACCCAAGAATCAAAAAGCAGAATGTGCTTCTTATGATTGGGAACGTGGTCTCGGTACTTGTCATAATTGTAATACAACTTTTCAGTTACATACTTATCAGCGTAAAGGTGCTAGTGAAAAGGTCTATGTAAGACCTGACAATATAGTACTCGAACCTGTTAAAGACAAAGTAACTGAATGGTTTGAATCACGAGGTATATCACAAAAGACTCTTGACGACTTAAATGTTAGTCAAGGTCTTGAGTGGATGCCACAGACCGGAAAAACCGAGAATACGATTCAGTTTAATTACATGATGGGCGATCAAGTTATCAATGTTAAATACAGAGATGGTCGCAAAAACTTTAAGCTATACAAAGGTGCTGAAAAAATATTCTACAATATTAACAGTGTCATTGGTTATGAGTATTGTGTAATTACTGAAGGCGAAATGGATGTGCTAGCTTTTCACGAAGCTGGTATTAAAAATGTAGTATCAGTTCCTAATGGCGCTACGCTTGGTAACAACAACCTAGATTATTTAGATAACTGTATAGATTACTTTGATGATAAAGAAAAAGTAATACTAGCAGTTGATTCTGATGATGCTGGTCAGGCTTTACAACAAGAGTTAGTTAGAAGACTTGGTGCTGAAGTTTGTTTTTTAGCAGACTTCGAAGAGTGTAAAGATGCTAATGAATACTTAGTTAAATATGGAAAACAAAAACTGGCAGAGCGTGTTAGCAGAGCAAGACCTGTACCGTTGGAGAACGTTACAACGTTCAAAGATATTGAAAATGAAATTACCGACTTTGTTACGAACGGCTTCAAGCCAGGGTATCAAATCGGTCTTCAAAATTTCGATGACATATTTTCAACTTATACTGGTCAATTCATTACTGTTACTGGCATACCGAGTTCTGGGAAATCAGACTTTGTCGATCAAATGGTTGTCGGGTATAACGCAAATTATGGTTGGAAAACGGCGTTTGCTTCACCTGAGAATGCACCGACTTATTTACACGCGCACAAGTTAATGCGTAAAGTTTGGGGTGACATGCCAACAAAAGCAGATATTGGTACAGACAAATGGAAACAAACTGCTGAGCATGTTAATGATAACTTCTTTTTTATTGATATGGAAAAGTATACGTTGGAATCAGTACTACGTAAAGGCGCTGAGCTAGTAAAGCGTAAAGGTATTAAATGCCTTGTTATCGATCCATTTAACAAAATAAGAGACGTTGATTCTAAAACTGAAGATGTTAATAGATATACTATGGACTATCTTCAGAAGATAGAAATGTTTGCTAAAAAGTATGATGTACTAGTATTTATTGTAGCACACCCAACTAAGATGTACAAAGACAAAGACGGTAAGATTGAAGAACCGACTATGTACAATATAAAAGGTGGTGGTGAATGGTACGATGCTAGTTACCACGGTATATTAGTTCACAGGAACTACGAAGAGAAAACCGTTAAGGCAAAGATACTTAAAGTAAAGTTTCAAAACCTAGGTGAGAACGGAGCTGAAGCCCATTTCAAATGGCAGCCAGCATCAGGCCGGTTTGCGCCGCACGTGCAACATGCTATAGGCAATGAAGAAAAAATGCCATGGGAATAAATGGCTTGGCATAAGAAAAGTAAAGAGTGGGATATGGGTAGCTATCAAGCTACTGAAGAAGAAGTTGAAGCTAGGTTATGGTGTATACGAAATAAAATATACATATCACCTTTTGCTAAAGGCCCAGCTGAATGGTATATAGATATAATACTAAACGGTAAAATAAACAGATCCCCTAACATATATATTAAAGATATGATATGGGAGAACATTTATAAGTTTTATAAATATTATTATGATAAGTACAAAAAGTAATTTTAAAACAGCAAGCGAGGCTTTCGATTATTTCTACATCAAGATCAAAGACAAAGGTGTAGAGTTTGATAATACTAAAGCTTTGTTTAATGTTGGGTTTTATATTCACAACCCTTCTGATAAACAGATAAAAGCAGGATATAGAAAGTGGAATCAGAAATATGCTGCAGCCGAGTGGGCTTGGTATCTATCTGGTGATCCACATGTAAGTAAGTTAGGTGAGTTATATGGTAGTATACCTCCTATATGGGAACGTATGGCTGATGAAAACGGTGAGGTAAACTCTAACTATGGTTATCAATGGAAACGTTGTGATCAATTAGATAACGTAGTTAATTTATTACGTGAAATACCAAATACAAGACAAGCAGCTATTAGTATATATGACGCTAAAGAGATGCACAAATATGACAACGACACACCTTGTACATATGCAGTTCAGTTTAGCATTGTAGATGGTAAGCTTTGTATGTCTGTCTATATGCGATCTAATGATCTCTGGTACGGCTTCTGTAATGATCAGTATCAGTTTGCATCATTGCAGGAAATGGTTGCAGATAGATTGTCTATACCAACTGGCTGGTATTACCACCACGCCCACAACTTACATTTGTATAACGATAAATTAAAATAGATGTATTATTTGTATCACATACCGGGTAAAAAGATAGGCGTCACGCGTGATCTTAATACCCGTGTAACCCTTATACAAGGATATAAGGAGAGTGAGTATGAAGTTCTTGAGCAGTCAGACGATATAGATTATATATCAGACCGCGAAATAGAACTTCAAAAGTCTTATGGCTATAAGACAGATAGAAAATTGTATAAAAATTTATTTAATAAAATGAAGATAAACGCAACAGAACAAACCTCAACATTCCCGGTACCTTTAAACAAACTGAAAGGTCATTTAATGGATAACATAGGTTTACAATGGCGGGTAAATATAAGTGGCTTTGGTCACGGCCAGTTCGAAATTAACGAGCAAACGATACCATGGATAATGGCTAATGCTAAAATGTCTATGTACAACGAAGGACGTAGCTACATATACAACAAAGCGTACTACGAAGCTTTCATAGCTGAGCCAGCGCTACCACATAAAACAGAAAGACTATACTCGCACCACGATCAGTTTGAATTAATTAGAGAGTGGGCTAAAGAAAAAGGTATATATGATAGCGGTAGTAGCGGCATTCAATACCTTAAGCTCATCGAAGAAGCAGGCGAGCTTGCAGAAGCCTTACTTAAGAAAAATAAAGCAGAGATCAAAGATGCTATCGGCGATATGGTTGTAGTGCTTACGAGCATTGCTAAGTTCGAAGATATGCTTATTGAAGACTGTATTGATTCAGCGTATAATGTTATAGCCAAACGCACTGGTAAAATGGTTAACGGTACATTTGTTAAAGATGCAGATTAAAACTAAAGATGAAGTTGTACGTAGAGTACTAGCTAAGATGGACGAGCGTAGTCTTGTTGGTCAAGAAAAGTACGGAGCTACAATGATGGGTGAGATTAATAACGAAGTCAAGGACTTAGATAGGTTTTTAATCGATGTGCAGGAAGAACTAATGGATGCATTGCTTTATATTGAAGCTGCTAGGTATTGCCTGCAAGATGAAGTAGAAGAAGCAATGTTAAACCGAATAAACATTATTGCACAAAACGGTAACGACGGTTTACATTATGATAAGGAATAAAACAAGAAAGAAAAAGAAAAAAGGACCTGTGCAGGCGAAGAAGATATCATATGATGGTATCAACTTTGCCTCTGGCCTTGAGCGGTATATGTATATGCAACTTAAAAAGCATAAGATCAAAGCTGCTTACGAAGGTGAAACATATGAAATTTTTTCTGGCTTCAACTTTACAAATAAAGCTTATGAACGTTGTGCCAACGGCAAAGGCGAGTACAAAAACAGAGGTAGTAAAAAGATACTTAACATTAAATACACACCTGACTTTATAGGAGATGAGTTCATTATTGAAACTAAAGGTAGAGCTAATGAATCATTTCCACTGCGTTGGAAAATGTTTAAGAAGTATTGTACAGAGCATATGCCGGGTATAACTTTATACAAACCACAAAATCAAAAAGAATGCGACGAAACAATAAGGTTAATCCTCAACTCGCGAAACAAGTAGCGAGGCAGAAGTATGCTGAACGTCAAGTTGACAAATGGGTTAAGTGGTCTTGGGAAGCTAGAGGTAAAATATTATATAGAGAATTAGTTGAACTACAAGATAAACTTAATATAAAAGTATATGGCTAAGTTAACTTTATCAGCATACAAAGAGAAAATTAAAGTACGACGTAAGGGCGTACACGCAAAGAGCAAGAGTAGTAACAATAAAAACAGTAAAAATTATGTCAAGCGCAACAGAGGGCAAGGGCGATAAGCCAACATGGTCACTATCATTTGGGTTTTACCCAGGAATATTATTAGGAATGAGAACTTATGAAGAAGATAAACAAACTGCTTACGTTTTTTATTTGCCTTTTATTGACGTTGCTTATGAAATTTATAAGTAATGGGATTGTTTGATGAGCGCGTAGCGTACAAACCGTTTGAGTACCCTGAGTACTACACTGAAGGCTGGTTGAAACAAGCACAGGCATTTTGGTTACACACTGAAATACCGATGCAAGGTGATGTCAAAGACTGGAAAGAAAAGCTAACACCAGAAGAGAAGAACTTAGTAGGTAATATACTACTAGGTTTTGCTCAGACAGAGTGTGCAGTATCAGATTACTGGACACAAAAGGTTGTTGGTTGGTTTCCAAAACACGAGATACAACAAATGGCAATGATGTTTGGATCGCAAGAAACAATACATGCAGTTGCTTATAGTTATTTAAATGAAACATTAGGATTAGAAAATTATGAAGCGTTTTTACATGAGCCCGCTACAGCGGAAAGGTTTGACAATTTGGTCGCTTACAACGGTACAAATGCTGTTGGTATTGGAAAGTCTTTGGCAGTGTTTTCTGCTTTCGCCGAAGGCGTTAGCCTCTATTCAGCTTTTGCTGTTTTATATAGTTTTCAGTTACGCAATTTACTCAAGGGTATCGGACAGCAAATGAAATGGAGTGTTCGTGATGAATCACTTCATAGTAAAATGGGTTGTAAGTTATTCCGCGATATGTGTGATGAGAACAATCAGTTGTTAGACCTATGCCGTAATGATATAGTAGTTGCAGCTGAAACAATGATTAAGCTTGAGACTAAGTATATAGATAAAATGTTTGAGATGGGTGACATCGAAGGCATTAAAGCAAATGATTTAAAACACTTTATAAAGAAAAGAACAAATGAAAAACTGGTTGAACTGGGTTACGTTGATCTTGGTTCGTACTTCCCGTATGACGAGAACGCAGCAGCTAATCTTGATTGGTTCTATCATCTTACCGGGGGGCTCACTCATACTGATTTTTTCGCAGTTCGGCCGACGGATTATTCAAAGGCTAACGAAGGCGAAGACTTCGAAGACATTTGGTAAACTGATTAGTGAACAAGAACTAGAAAAAGAATTATATGAAAGGACAGAAACAGAGTAGAACTGAAGCGCTTGAGAAGCGTATGGCCGCAGTAACAAACGTACTGCAGCATTTAATAAACGAAGTAGATAATTTAAAAACAATGGTCTTTGGCCAACAAGAAATAATCAAACAATTAGAAGGTTACGAAGATGCAATCGAAGAGCTTAAAAAGAAAGTGGCTGAAGAGCCTAGTGAAACAGAGGAAGCTTTCTCCAGTAGAGAGGATAGCTAATAGATTAGGGTATATGGGGACTGGTTTTTTTATAACCGCTCCCCATTTACTTCCTGAAACACCAGGCGTGGTAATATATTTTTTAGCAGGTTTGTTTTGTACACCACAAGTTTGGGTTGCAAAGCAATGGAATTTAGTATTAGTTAATTTAAACGTGATGATAGCATACGCGTTATTATTTTTTAAATAAATATGTGGAATAATGAGTGGAAAAAAGGAATTGATTACCCAGAGTGGGGAGAAACAGACGTATACAAGAAGACTATATCCGGGGGATATTTACTCTACGACGAGTCGCCAAGAGATGCATACCAGCGAGTATGCAAAACAGTTGCGCGTAGACTTGACAGGCCAGAGTTAGCTGAAACATTTTTCAATTATATTTGGAAAGGCTGGTTGAACTTAGCAAGCCCTGTGTTATCTAATACAGGTACAGATAGAGGTTTACCGATTAGTTGTTTTGGTATCGATGTTGCAGATAGTATACATGATATCGGTGCTAAAAATTTAGAGATGATGCTGCTCGCTAAGCACGGCGGTGGAGTTGGCATTGGTATCAATCAGATTAGACCCGCTGGCGCTAAAATTACAGGTAATGGAACATCAGACGGAGTCGTACCATTTTGCAAAATTTATGATTCAACAATACTCGCTACTAATCAAGGGTCTGTTAGACGAGGGGCAGCCTCAGTTAACATCAACATTGAGCACAACGATTTTGAGGAGTGGCTTGAAATTAGAGAACCTAAAGGAGATGTCAACAGACAATCGCTTAATTTACATCAGTGCGCAGTTGTTGGTGATAAATTTATGCGTCGCCTTGAACAAGGAGATGCAGACGCTAGGTCTCGATGGAGTAAACTTATTAGAAAACGAAAAGCAACTGGAGAACCGTATATACTCTTTAAAGGAAATACTAACAAAGCAAATCCAAAAGCGTACAAAGACAATGCGTTAAAAGTACATATGACAAATATCTGTAGTGAGATTACATTACATACAGATGAAAGTCATAGCTTTGTTTGTTGCTTATCAAGTTTAAATATATCTAAATATGAAGAATGGAAAAACACGAACCTCATATATGACGCTATATGGTTTCTTGATGGTGTACTTGAAGAGTTTATACAAAAAGCAAAAGGCAAAGTCGGATTTGCGAACTCAGTTAGATCAGCGGAAAAAGGTAGAGCGCTTGGCCTCGGAGTATTGGGCTGGCACACATACCTACAAAGAAACGGAATACCATTCGAAGGATTACAAGCACAGTTCGAAACTAGACGTATATTTTCTCAAATCAAAATTGAAAGTGAAAGGGCTTCTAGGGATTTGGCTGAACTTTATGGCGAACCTCTTTGGTGTGTTGGCACTGGCATGCGCAACACTCATCTCAGGGCTATTGCTCCTACTGTGTCTAATAGTAAGCTTGCCGGTAATGTTAGTCCTGGCATTGAGCCTTGGGCCGCTAATGTTTTCACTGAACAAAGCGCGAAGGGTACGTTCATTAGGAAGAACAAAGAGCTCGAAAAAGTCTTAAGAAAAGCTAGTATCAATACTAAAGAAACTTGGGATAAGATAATGGCTGATGGCGGTAGTATTCAGGATCTACCATTAGATGACTTTGGATATGTCAATAGGAGGTTAGTAGTGTTATCCGAGCAAGATGATTTAGAAGCTACAGGCTTTGATAAAGTCAAAGATGTATTTAAAACCTTCAAGGAAATAAATCAATTAGAGTTAGTTAATCAAGCTGGTATACGGCAACAGTATGTAGATCAGTCTGTTAGTTTAAACCTAGCGTTTCCTTCTGAAGCAACACCTAAATGGATTAACCAAGTTCATTTAGATGCATGGAAAAAAGGTGTTAAAACCTTATACTATATGCGTACTGAATCAGTATTAAGAGGTGATATAGCGGCAAGCGCTATGGACTCAGACTGCTTGAGTTGTGATGGATAATAAAAAAAAAAGGGGTCCTCGTTTGAGGGCCCCTTCTTGGTTACAGGAACTATTAGGTATGGTACGCCTATTTATTTTTGTTCCTTAATCTTCACCACACGGTTTTCCCGTTGCAACGTTTACCCAATTTTCTTTTTCAAACCAATCACGAAGTGTTGCTCCTTTCTTACGAGCACCTTTAACGTTTGATTTACTAGAACGCTTATACTTGCCTTTGGCCGCTGCAGATTTTTTAGCTGCAATTACTTTTTTCTTTTCCGCAGCGCTCATTGATTTTACTTTTGAAGCAGGCAAACATACTTTAGTTGTACCTCCACCTTTTACTTTAGATTTTTTAGCAAGCGGTGATCTTTTAGATTCTGCATCTGCTAAAGCCTTATCATTGCCAGTGCCTTTACCGTATTGAGCAACTCGCTTTCTCATTTTATTTGTTTCTGGATTATGTAAAACACTTGCATAACAATGTGCTAATGGACTTTTTTTATTCATCTTTACTTAATTTTTTCATTGCTTTATTTCTAGCACACTTCATTTTTTTAGCATACGTAGGATTTTTCTTACGATTAAAAACTATTTGTTGATTAAGACTACCAACAATAGCTTTTTTATTTCCTTTACGACTTTTAATAAGCCAATCAGCTAAGGCTTCGCAACCTAAATCTTTAAATTTTCCTTCCGCGTCTGCGTACTTTGAGTCTTTCCACTCAGGTCTTTTTTTTGCCATGTTTTTTACGTACTTTATTTTTACAAGCTTTAGCTATAGCAGCTTGCTTAGGTTTTTTACCAAATCTAGATCTTTGCTCCATTACAGTTAGTATCTGTATTTTACGAGCAAATGGTTTATTTATATTTAAAACTTTACTACAAGTAGCTTTAGCATCTGCTTCAGTTGCATACTTTATTTTAACTGTATCTTTAGGATTTTCGTCTGTATATAATCTACGCCCTGAGCCTTTAGGTTTTTTACCTGTTCCTTTTTTTGGATCTGCCATTACAGTCTTGCATGTTTATAAACCAGTTAGCTAGTTGCTTATCTCTGCTAGTAGCTTCACGTCTGGCTTTTAGTTTTTTAACTTTACTACAAGTAACGTCACCTCCATATAATTTATTTATACGAGCTTTTAAAACACCTCTATAAGCTTTAGCCATTACTTTTTCTTACTCATTTTCTGCATAGCTTTAATATGCCCTTCAATTTTTTTAGCTTGAGCAGCATGCATACGTGATGCTTTTTTTAATTCAGCAACCACTGATTTTAAATTCTTATCCATAACTATTTATTTTTCTTTTTCTTACCCATTTTACCAGGCCCACCTGCTTTAGTACAACGCACACCCCAGCCTGAAGCGTAAGCTGATGGCCATACTTTAAATTTTTTCTTTGCGGCAGTCTTACAAGCAGGACTAATCTTAGTTCTTTTTATCGCCATTTTTATTCTTTTTAAGGTCTATCCACTTAGTTACAGTATATCCTATAGTAACTAATAAAAGTATAATTTTAAGACTCATTTCTAATTGTGCAAAAGTTGTTACGCCTAGTGTGCTACCATTTATAAAATATAGTCTAAGCTGTTGTAAATCCATTGTTATTTGTTTATAATTTATTAGTTACTTAATTAGCTTGTTTTTTTACTTTTTAAATCCTGACTTTTTAAATCCACTCTTTTTAAATTTAGATTTTCTAGGTTGAGGTTTGTTAGCGGGTTTTTCTTCATCAATACCAATTTCCCAGTCTTGCCAGCCGCCTAGCAAAGCTAATCTCTCCCAAGTTTCTAAATCACTGTCAGTTGCATTAGCAACGTTGTTACCTTTTTTAACTATTCTATCTAATGGTACGTTTGTTGTAGCTGCTATAACATTTGCAGCCGCTAAGTAAGCTGGGTTATCTAAACTCCAGCCTTTCTCTTGCATTTCTTTTTTATCCCACTGATACGATCTAGCTGCTTGATTTATTTTAGAAAGCTTAGATGAAACAGGTGGAGCTATCTTAAGTAAGTCAGCACCAACTTTTTCAAACTTAGGTCTATCTTTTTCAGACTCTTCAACTATTCTAATGATAGCATTTTTAGCTACAGACACTATACCACCAGCAAGACCAGTACCTCTAAGAAGCGAGTCCATCATACCGTTGGCCACATCAATATATTTTTCTTTCTTTTCCTTGTCTTCAGGCTCTTCATCATCAAAAGCGAAAGCAAACATAGCTTGTTGCAATGCGTTAAACAATAAGTTTTGCACTGTAGAATAATATACTATCTTGCTTATATTTGTTTTAGCATCTCCTCTGCCATTCTTAAGATCTCTAACAGACTTATCTATAAGTCTAGCATACTGAGCTGGTGTATTTTGGAAAGCTAATATAAGACGTCCTAAACCACCGGCTTGCTGCATAGATATTCTATCAGGCCTTGCTGACTGCTGAGACTCTTCAGCGTTTTCTCTAAAGTCTGTAAATGCCTTTTCTTCAGCTTTAGCTTTTGACATACCTTGTTTTTGGTATGTATTAACTCTGTTGCGATAGAAAGTAGCGCCACCAGATGCAATAGCAAAACTATCTGCTATTTGTGTTGGTGCAAAACCAAGCTGTAGCAATTTACCAATAACAGCTTTGGGTCCACCTTTCTTAGCCATGTCAGCAATGTCAGCTTCGTTTACGTTCATACGTAAGCCTGATCTTCTAGCCTTAAGGAAGTCAGAGTTTATTAGCGTCATAAAGTCAGACCAATATTGTTTCTGGTTTGCAAAAGCTTTAGCAGCGGCAAGCGGGTTGTTGTCTGTAAAGTTTATAAAGTTTATAGAAGATAACGTCTGTAGTAAAGATGATCTAGTGTTAAAGAACATTATAGTACCAATACTACCTTGCAACCAGTCTGTAAACCTAGCTGTTAAAGTATCATCTGAAAAGTTTCTGTTACGACCGCTTTCCATACGACCGAGCATATTTTCTAAAGCTTTACGATACTTTTTACCATATGCAGCTTCAAGCTTGTTTAAGTTTTCTTCTGAAAATATAATATCTTTATTAGCTTTCCACTGTTCTAAATACTTAGCACGCTTAACTGTGTTTATATTTTCAAGTAAATCAGTTGTTATACTACCAGCTGGCCAACCTTCTTTTGGCGCAGCGTATTGATCACCTTTTTGTATGTATATAAGCTGATTTGCAAATGTTTTTAAGTCTTCGTTTTTATTTACAAAATTAGTTAACTCCTTTAAGTCTGCTTCACTAATGCCAGGAACTTTCATACCTTGCGTGTTCCATATATAAACACGTACAGCTTGCTCTCTAGTAAAAGGCTCGCCTGGTATTTTTTTACGAAGATCTTTTGGAACAACTTTTAATTGTTTCTTTAAAGCTCTATAATCTTGCATCATAGAAATTCTAGATGCATCGATTTCGTTCATGGCTTTTGAATAAGGTTTAATTAAGTTTTCTGTCCACCATGCCATTTGCGCATCACCTAGTTTTCCTTTACCAAGAGTTTCATATAATAAACCTACAAGATCTTGCGCTGAATAAGGTATACCTCTTAAAGCTCTACCACGCGCAGCTCCTGCCACTTCTGCTTTAACACGCTTGTATCTTTTTTCCGATGCAATACCAGTTGTTTGTTCTAGTAAGTCGTTAAATCCTTTATCAAGATCAGCACTATCAAAATATTCTTTATTAGCTTCCACAGCTTGTGCGTCTAAATTAGACATTTTATCTAGTGTATTAGGCATAGACTTACTAGCCATAACTCTAAAGTTTTTAGGAACTTTATTGTTATTTATTTGAGCAGCTTTTTGTTGTTCAGTGTTAAAATTATTACTTACTAAACCACCAGAATTATTAACACCGTAAGTTTCAAAAACAGTTTTACCCGTAGACAAAACTATATTGTTAGGATCTATACCAAAATTATTTGTAGCTACATTTACATTAAAATATCTAGCCCATATATTATCGTTAAGCGTCCAACCCTCTGGAGTCATTGATGTGTAGTTAAAAGGTTTACCATCTGGTTTTTTACCTTTTAACTTTTTATCATCATTTTTACCTAAAGCTCCTTGAAAATAATTATTTTCTATAGGCTTGAAACCTTGATCAATAGTACCGTTCACGGCTTGACCAAATAAATATTTAGCTACTAAACTAGCTGGCATAGTGTGCTCTTCAACTATACCGCCTTCTATGTTTTTAGAATAAAACTTTACAGGTGCAGATGTTCTAACAAAATGCCCCATACCTTGACTAGTGCTTGTTAATAAAGCTATTACAAATTTAGTGTTGTTAGAATCTTCTTGCATTAATTCTTGAAACACCGTAAACACTTCTTTTAAACCGTCAAGTTTTTCTTGTTGTTCTTTTTTAAACTCAGAACTGTTAAATTCTTTTACAAACTTTTTACTAACAACACCTTCAGCGCCACCAGTAACATATGTTTTTCTATTTACAGCTTGCTGTATGTTTTTAGATTCAGGTCCAAACTGTACGCCTTCAAGTAGATCATTTAATTCTTGCGCTGATGTAAAATAAAAGTTTCTTTTAGCAGCGCTAGTACCTGCGTTTGCAAATGTTCCAGTTGTAAAAAAAGATTTATCTATTCTAGGAGCAAGAACATCTTTAACCCACTGTTGAAACTCTACAACATCATCTGGGTTTTTAGAACTAATAGGTTTTACTCCTAATTGCTTAGCTATAAATTTCCAAACTTTATTTTCCGCAGCAAGTTCATCTTCAGTTTTTACAAATTCTTGTTTTTCTATAAACTGATTTATCTCGTCTACAGCAGCTTGCTTAGCAGCTTTACTAAGCATAATACGTGGTTTACCCTTAGCAACCTCAGCTTTTGCTCTAGCTTTTTCAGCCGGTGCAATATCTTCACGACCTTCTATAATATCTCTCGCAGCTACATTACCTAAGTTTCTAGTATACATATCTAGTATACCTTTAATAGTCTGAGCTTCAGCAGCGCGTGGCGTGAAGTTAGGATCAACCTTGCCGTCTTTAATACCTACAGCTTCTAAGAAAGTTGTACGATCGTAAGGTTTAAGTTTCCATTGAAAGTTATTACCAACACGATCACCTTTAGTGTAAAACTTATTAAGTAAGTTTCTAGGTATAGCAGTTGGTTCACCACCTTGACGTATAACTCTATTGCCTTCAGTTATTTCAATAACATCTCTGTTAGCTTCAGTAAATAAATTCTTTAATGTAGGTTCGTTTTTTAATATCCAACGCTGTATATTTGCTACGTCATCTGACTTACGCAAATTATCTTTAGGATTTTTTATTCTACTTACAGGTATGTTAAAAAAGTCTGCCACTGTTTGGTATGGCGCAACGTCTTTAAGTTCCTTATATGTAACCTCTGTAACGTCTACGTCTTTATCTGCAATGCTTTTTTGTACTTCTGTTACCGCGGCTTCTCTTACATTAGGCATAATCCTAAACGGATCAATAGCTTTTGCCTCTGGTTTAATAGCGGTTTCAGTTACAACCTCTTCAGCCGCAACACCTCTTGCTTCAGTAACGTCTTCTGTAAACTCTTCACCAAGAACTCTTTTCGATGCTTCAATTGCTCGAGCTGGTAAAAACTTATTTATATAAGCCGCTAGTGGCACACCTGATTCTGGCTTATATTCTTTAATAAGATCTATAATACCACGCTTACCTATTTCTATTTCAGAAGTAAGATCTTCTCTGTTAAAACCAGGAGCTTCTTTTCTACGCTCTACAAGTTTACTTGTAATAGGTTTGAACTGCTCTATAATGTCGAAAGTACCTGCTTCGCCTTGCTGCTCGTATATTTCTTGAACACGCTGCGAAGCTTCATCTGATTTAGCTTCTTTAACTATTAATTCATCGGCTTGTTGCTCTGTTGGAGCTACTAATTCACCCTCAACACCTTTAGCAGCCGCTTGTACTTGAGCTAAACTAAGATCACCTTTTTCAATGCTTTTGTTGTAGTCTTTTATGAAGTTGTATACATCACGGCCAGTATTAAATTTAATATTAACACCAAATTTTCGTGTAACTCTTCTAACTCTATCACCTAATTTAGTAAATACATTTTCATTAAACTTAATATCACCTGTAGCTATAGCATCTGAAAAAAGAGTAAGAGCTTCTTCCATTTTAACTTCACGCGATTCGTCATTGTATTGCTCCATGCGTTTTTTGAAGTTACTATCTTTAAGCTGCGCTGTATCTATTTTGTTTAATTCAGATAATAAAGCATTGCCTAAATTAATAGCAGTTTGTGGACTGTCTTTTACAGTATTAAATAACACAGCGTGTAAAAATTCGTGAGCAGCAACATTAACAGCTTGTTCATCTAATGCTGTTTCTTTGTTTATAACAATTGTTTGCTCGCCTGTTTCAGGGTTTTGAAGTATATACCCTTGAGATGTAGATGATTTAATATCTAAATTGTTATCTTCAGCAAATTTCTCAGCATCAGCAGCCGTGTCTGATTCTTCTACTTTTAAACCTTTAACAAGACCGCTTATACCTTTTACAGTTTCAATCTGTGCTTGAAGTTTATCAGCTTCACTTCTTATATTATATATATTTTGTGAAGCAGCTTCCCTTTGCTTATCAACAGCATCTATTAATACTTGTTTTTCTTGATCTGTATAAGCTTCAGAATTTTGTATTTCGTTTATACGATCACTACTAGATGTTATGAAATCTGTGTTAGCGTTTAAATCTGCTATTTGTTTATCAGTAAGAGTACCAACAAGCTCGTTGCTTTTATTAACGATGTCTCTTAAGTTAAATCTTATTTCATCTTGAGCAGTGTTTATAACGCTTAAATCTTCAGCGCTTAAATTTTTTCTATACTTACTATTTTCAAGTTCGTTTAATCTATTTATTGATTCAGATAAAGCTTCGTTTTCATTTTTGTTTCTTATATTCTTTGCTGCTCTACCTAAAACACCAGAACCTGAACCACCAGCAAATCCTTGTAGGTAATTTTCAAGACCATCAGAAGAAGTCATATAGTTCCAAGCTTTTTTAGCTGCTTCGTCTGTTGAAACCCCAGAAGCTATAGCTTTGTTAAACTCTTCTAAGCCTGACTGAGCCCATTCAGTTGAACCTTCTCTATTACCAGTATTTAAAAAAGCAAAAAGACTTTTAGAAGCCTTGTTACCCATTTTGTTTATGTACTTAGTAACACCTTTGATACCAAATCTTTCTAAAGAATATCCAACAGCACCTATAGCTGAAGGCGTTAATATCTCGCCTTGACCAGACGCAAATAATTCTTCTGCAGTAATACCTAACGACTCGGCTTTTGTATCGTTAAAATCTTTAATAGACATAGATAACATATCGCTAGCTAAACCAGCTCCGCCTGTGGCTAGCGATGTTACCGCTGATGTACCAAAAGCTGTTAAACCATTAAACGTAGCAGCTAAACCAGTGGTTACTTTATCAAAACCTTCTTTTTGTCCTACGTCAGTAAATCCTAAAGTTGGAAGGTTTAAATTGTTTAAATTATCAATTTGCTTATTTACTCTTGAAAAGTTTTCTTGGGTAGATTTTATAGCTTTCTTACCAGCGTTTTCACCTAATACATTTAAAAAAACATCATCAGGTATTTGCTGTATTAATGATGCTAAAAGATAATCCGCCCTATCATCAACACCGCTTAGTTGTACTAATGAATTAACAGTGCTACCATAAATACTTTGAGCAGCTATTATATCTTCAGTTTCTTCAACATCTTCTTTACCTTTTTTAGATAAATAATTTACAAGTTTTGTAAATGGTGTATCGCTAGGTTCTGCTTTAGGTAGTTCAGCTACTTGCTCTTCTAAAAGTTGTTGTCTAGCTTCTTGTTGTTCAGTAATATTTTTTGCGCCTTCATTTTGTATTTGCTGTTCTAAATTTTTATATTGATTAGCAGTGACTACAACTTCAGGGAGTTGAACACCAGCTAAACCTATACCATCAGCAAATTGAAAACCTTCTAGTTCTATACCACTATCTATAAATCGAGAACCCAAAGAAGTATCTGCCGACTTGAATCCCGTAATTTCTGGAGTTCCTTGCGTCTCGGATGCTGTGTCCGGTTCCGATGTTACATCTGCACCCACTGTTGCAACATCGTCTGTCTTTCCCTCAGTTACAGGTTCTTGTATTTCGTCTGTAACTTCTACAGCGTCAGGGTATGTAGACAGAAAAGATTCTATTTTTTCTTCAGGTAAATCATATAGATCCGTACCAATCTTATATTTAGCCATAATTATATTTTATTATTAGTTTACTTTATAGATACTAAAATCTTCTGGTCCAGCAGGAACTTCAAATAATCCTGGTGTAGGTACTGGTTGTTCAGTTACTAAGTATTTAGGATCACCTGTGTATGCAGCTTTTAACTTACCAGCTATAACTTCTTTTGAATCATCAGCTCGTATAATCATCTTGCCTGATTGCATTTTTGATTTAATACTAAACTCATCTTTACCTGAAAACTCTTCTTCAGAAAACGGTGCGAAACCTAAATCTATTACTTTTTCTCTAAGATCTACTATATCTGTAGAAGGTACAGCACCTGGCACATCCATTACGTTAATATCTATTTCGTCTATTTTAGGTTCTAACGCTTCAAATTTTTTATCAGCTTCTTGTTGTTTCCTTTCTGCTACAGTAGGCTTTTCTTTAGTTTCTTTAGTAACGTTTCTAGGAGTTCCGTATTCTTCTATATAATACTTATCACCTTCTTTTTTTATAAGACCACTTCCTTCGCCAACACCTGTTAGTCTCTCTAAGTTCCTTAGCATTAACTCTCTGTATATGATATCATCTTGCTTGGCAAAGTCTGCGTTTTTAAACTCTTCTAAAATTTCTTTACCATGCGTTCTTAAAATATAATCATCTCTTTGATATGCTGGTGATACTCTAACCTGCTCTGCAAAAGCTTGAGCATCTCCTCTGAATGTTACATTTTTCTCAATAACACTAGGATCTATATACAGCTTAGTTACATCTTGCTCTCTACTTGGATCGTCTTTAAATCTTTCAACTCTTGAAGATCTTTCACCTGTATATAATCTTTTGCTTAAATCTCCTTTTTCATTTTCAAGACCTGCATTTATAGAAGCTTCTTGAGCATCAAAACCTTTTAATCTTTTTAAAATAAGTTCTTTAGCTGGGTTAGAAGATAAGCTTTTCCATGTAAACGAAGCTGTATTATTTTCATCGTTATAGGTTAATATACCGTCTTCAGGATCTATAAGTCCACTCTCTACGTATCTTTTATAACCTTCACCGTTAGTATCTATTGTTCCGTTTATAACAATACTGCCATCATCGTCTACTTTTCTAGTGATATTAACACCGTCAGCTTCTTGGTTGTTAAGTGTTAAATAGCTGGATAGATTTACAAACTTTTCAGAACCAACACCTGCTATAGTGTAACCCTCTTGTATTGTAGAAGAGTTTATGTTTTTACCTTCTTCAAGCTGTACTTGGTAGGCGCCAGCTGTGTCTATAGTCTTGTTTTCAAAAGCTTTGTATCGCTGTATTGCTTTTTTATATTCTCGACGAGTTTCACCTTTAACAGAACCTATTTCTACAGCAACTTGCATATCAAGCACACTTGGCATACCTTCTAAAAAACCAATATTGCCTTCATCTAGATACTTACCTAAAAGCCCTTGCGTCTGCTCTATTAGACTAGGATCTGTAATTTTAGATTCTTCAATACCTTTGTCTATCCTAGATTGAGCACTTTCTTCAGCCTTATTAAGCACGCTTAATATTCTCTCGTCTTGCTTTCTAGCGTTTTCAGCAGCTACAGATCTATACTTCATATACTGATTAAAAGCATCACTACCAGCTGTAGCCATCTTAGCGTATATTTCTGCTGAGCGGTCAACGATTATTTGTGGATTTCTATAACTCATTTTTATTTTTTAAAAACTATAACCTTGAGGTGTTAAAGTACTAACTGTACTTACTTGAGATCTTGCAGCAGTGTTACCCAAAGGCACCCCCACCCGCGGCAGCGCCTATCATAGATGTTACGCCACCGAAACCACCTGATATAGCACTTGCTCTGGCTTGATTAGCAGACGCTTGATTAGCAGCGGCTTGTCTTTCTTGCCCTGACGCTCTGTCAAGATCAGCATTAATTCTGTTTTCTTCTGTTTGGAACTGAAATTGTTTACCAGCAGCTTCAGCAGCTTGAACTCTTTGCCCTTCTGATATGGCAATTGATTGAAGTCTCTGTTGTTCTGCTATTTTTTGAGACTGAAGATTAGCCTCACCTTGCGCTCTTAGTTTTTCATTTTGAACTTCTTGAGCTTCAATACTAGCAGCTATACCTTTTTTACTTTGAAGCGCAGCTTGAGCAAGAGCAGTTGCGCCACCAGCAGAAGCGCCTGTAGCTCTAAGCGTGTCAAGCGTATTTGCAAGCGCAATATCAGCTTGTTCCATTTGTATCTCAGCTGCTTGAGTGGCTATGCCAAGTTGTTGAAATGGATTAGTTAAATTACCTGATAAATCTCGAGCTAACTCACTTAAATCAGTTGTTGTTTCGTAAGGGTTTATAACCTGCTTTCTAGATTTTCTTAAAGATTCTATTTTAGCTTCAGCTCTAGCTTTATCACCTCTCGCTCCTTTAGCGGCTTGTTTTGCTTGGTTAGAAGCTACCGCACCGCCTATAGCTGATACTCCCGCTCCTATTGCTAACGCTGTTGTTATTGCTGCCATATTAATTTATTACTTTAATTATTTCATTAGATGGTTTATCATCAATACCCCACCCTAATTTACGATGTGTTTCTATCAAAGGTTTTGTTCTACCTATACTAAATATATATTTAACTCCGTTTGCTTTACAAACTTCTTCAACTGCGTTTATTAAAAGTTCTACAGCTTGTTTTCTATCAGCTTCTCTATAGTTTGGATTAGAAACTATATACTCTAACAAAGCTCCTTTAGAGTTAGTATAATATATAAACCCCGCAACAATCGGTGTATTATGTTTGTAAACCATAAGGCCACCAGTGCCGTTGTCAGGTAAAAAGTCTTTAGGCGGGTTGACCCATTCAGGCCAAGCATCCCACCAAGAGCATAACGTCTCCCAGTCTTCTTCTTGAAGACGGCGTATATTTAATTCCATTTAATTTTAATAAGCTGATTCTACGTACTCAGATGACACAGCAAAAAGCTCACGGGTTTTACCACCAGCATTTGTTACTTGTGTACTACTATCTGTTGTTATAGTTACAGTTGCATAGTAACCTTTTACACCTGAAATGTTTGGGCCAAATATAACTTCTTTACTTGTAGCTGCGCTGCTATTTACAAGGTTAGCTTTGTATTTACCTTCTTTGTTATAAAAACCAGCATAGTATTGTATACCGTTTTGAGTGTAAGCGCCTTCATCATAGCTATAAACTAAGTTAGAAGTATCAACTATATCAAATTCTCTATTAGCATTAAACGACGATACTTCCCAACCAGTAGATCCTTCGTAATTAACTGTTTTAAAATTCTTAGACAAGCTAACATTTGGGTTAAAAACAAATGTAATACTTGAATCAGAGTATATATCGTAAAATATAGATCTATCATTATTTTGATTAGTACTATAATTATGCTCATACAACTTACCATTTTTAACGCTATAATATTTAGATTTTACGCTAAATGCTTGTTCTGGTTCGTAAGTAAACCTACTTGTCCAACCTCTTACGCTTTCATCATAAGACAATGTTTGATATGTATTTGTAACATTGCTACCTTGTAAACTAACAACATATTGCTTTGTGTATATATCCCAAGCACCTATAGCTTTACCTTTAACAGTAGGCGTATCAATATTGCTAAGTTCGTCTCTAAAATAATCTATCATACCGTAGTTAGATATTTCAGTAAGACCGTCTTGGGATAAACGCATTACAGCGTTTCTGTTTTTATCTGTAAAATATTTTCTATATCCGTATACAGCAAAGCTTTCTGGGTTTTTACTAATACCAAAGCTACCAGCGTAAGGCGTTATTTGTCCAATAACAAGATTTGTAGACGTTACAGTACCTCCACCTTCAGCTGAATATATAGCATCTTTATCTATAAGCGCTCTATTAACTTTGTTTTCTTGAAAAACAATTAAGTTTGTATCTTCAGCGTGTAATTTTTGTATACTACCATTAGCTGGATCTACTGATTTAGTAATATCTTTACCAACGCTAAATACATTTGTGTCATTAATTCCAGTTCTAGAGTTAAATATACCAGAATAAATAAGCGCGTTTTCTCTTTGACTACCTTTAGGCTCTTCATCTACTAAATAAGCTCTAACTCCGTAATCAACATTGGTATTATTAAAACCACCGCGTATACGAGCTTCTTCAATAAACCAACTAGCGTCTTGAGCATCTTGAGACGCGGGTCTAGCTGTTACAGGATATGCACCTGACACGCCTGCTGGCACACCAGTACTACCGTCCCACGTTGGTGGTATAACGCTCGTTGGTGTTCCAGTGTGTGTTTTCTTTAATAAAAAAGAGTTAAAATATTTTACTTCTACTATTGCTCCCATTTTTTTTAACTAAATTATTACTGAGGTTGAGGTATTGATTCGCTTGTGCATTGGAATGGTATACCGTTTAAAACTCCGTCTGTAAAATTAGCTACGTAAGCTCCGTTTACCGTATATTCAGGATTATATATAGTATAATTACTAGTGTTTATAAATTTCATACGTCTAAATCTTTGAGTGCCAGTCACGCTTGTTGCTACTTGCGTAAGATTTACATCTGTATACAACTTTGTAATATATTTAGCAAAAGGCTCAGCAGCATAGTAACTTGTTGAAGTTACAGAAAATGTACTATAACAAGAAATATTTGAAGCAACTTGATACCTATATACATTTGGATTTGTGTTAAAATCAGGTGCTATTGAAGAAGGTGGATAATTAAAATCACCTATATTCAATCTACTATTTGATTTATTATCTTGTGATAAATCACAACGGAGACCTTGCCCATTTGAAGAATCTTGAGTTCCAAAAGCTCCAAACGTACTAGCTAAATTACCGCAAGTTATTCTGTACTCTCCAGGCTCGCTAAAAGCAAATACGTAACCACCAAAAGCTGTTAATTCACTAATTGTATATTGATTCTCTACGCGCATACCATTGTATGAATTTACAAAATTATACATATAATTTTCAGCGGTAGCATCATTACTTCCTCTTCGCCAAGTCGCCTTAATCTCCTCTATTGTAAGGCTTGTATTATTAACATCTAAAGCAGCAGACCAAGGGGCTGTATCGCTAGACCTGTACTCAATACCTATTTGCCAATTAACATTTGAAACTGGATATGTTTGTGTTTCTTTAAAATCATTATTTATATCAAATATAACATAAAAAGTACCTTGAGTAAGTTTTCCTGTTCCAGAATTTTCTGGCATGCGAATAAAATATTGAGCATCATTAGGGCCTACGTTACAAAGATCTGTATCTGAATTTACTCTTCCACTTGGCGTTGAATAACCTACTTGTCTATTAGCTTGACCTGAACCACCTGGAACTATATTTGTACTATCTAAGCCTGTTGTTGTGTCTACAAAAAACACAGCAGCGCCATCTCCGTCTATGAAACTTAACTCACTAAAATTAGAAAACCTAGTACCTACTGTTGGTTGACCAAATGTAACATTAAACACTTTAGTAGCTGTTGCGCCTCCTGCATCTGTAATTTGAAGTGTAAAAACTCCATTACCAGCAGCGTTTGGATCTGTATTTTGTACTTTGTTATTATCAACAACAATGCAGTTTTCACCAGTACCCGCAGATAAATCTTGATCAATACTAAACGTAAGATCTTGAGTATATATATTTGAATCTGGATTGCCATCATTAGAACCATTTTTACCTTGTAAATTTAAAAGTACATCTGTAGCGCCTTGCTGTACAACTATAGTAGAACTATTATCGTTTGTAATTGTTGGATTTGCATTAGATAAAGCACCAGTTGCTTCTATCTCTGTTGTAGTTCCTGATACTGTTACTGAAAAAGTAAATGTGTAAGATTCAAGCGTAGAAGCGTTGCTTCCATAATAAAAATATTGACCAGCCTTGGTTTTTAAATCATAAGTATTGGAAGTGCTTCCTTGCACTAACTCAAATTGATTATTTCGATTTATACCAGAATTATCAAACACAGAAAGTATTGTTGGAAGTGAACTAGGTGTTATTATGTTATCTAGTATATCTGTAAAACTAAACTCATTTACTATAACTGTTTCAGGCGCGTCTGCTTCAGAATGGTTATAAGTAAAATTAAATACACCAGTAGCGCCGCCTGTTTCTTCTACAACAGCTAAATTTAAATCTGATACAAGACCAGCTGTAGATGTTTCATAATATATATCTAATCTTGAAACTGTAGGTTTAGTTTCTAA